ATGGCTGTCCCGAACACAACCCCGGGCGAGTCGGAGTACTCGCATGGACCTGGGATGTTTCCAAATCCGAAGGTTGACTATGACAAGGGCAAGTCAGGATTTCCAAATGAGGGAGTTGAGACTTTGCAAGACCAGCTCTTGCAGATGACGGCTTCCAAACGAACCAACGCCGCGCGTGCAGGTGAAAGTTTGGAAGACATGTACTCGGCGTATGGAAATCCGGATCGTTACGGTCCGAATCCTGCGCTTGTGCAAACTTCGCCTACGACGTTGCCTCCTTCGCCCGAGGAGCCATGGGAATCGAAATTCGAACGTAAGCCGTAACGCAATTGGAAAGCTCTGGGCTATGGCCAAAAGCGCGCACCCTACCGCACCCAGTATCATTGCGGGCATGACCTCGCCTGAGACGGTACGCACCACGGTGACGTACCACATGCAAATATCCGGAGTTGACCATCGCGTTGCGAGCGTTCCCGCGCTCGAGGATGTTGCAAGCGAACGCGGCTACCCGGAGTCGTTCAAGCGCGCTGTGCTAGATGTGCACCAGCTGGTGCGACGTCGGCTTCTGTACGCGATGCTCGAGAAAGCCTGGAAAGACGATCCTCGCGCCGAATTCGAGGGCTGGTGGATCACCTGTGACGTCACCGGCGAGCGACTTGCTGAGTCGAACATTCTCATTCAACATGTTGAGGCGCGTGGCGCTGTTGTGGCCGGTGGCGCCGGGAATGCCAGCGGCCCTTGGGTTTCCGCGCTCGACGCCAACGCTCCGTATGGCGGGGTTCAGCGGTAGTGGCTCCCAAGATTGACCATGTAGAGATCACCGACCGCACCGTCGGGAAGCCCGACGGACCACCTGAGTTCCGGCCTGAATTCGGTTGTAAGGTAGGCACTTTCACCATGCGGCGGCGTGACCTTGATCATGCGCTGTACGTGAATGTGCCGTGTCTGATGTTCCATGTACCCTTGCAATTCCGTGGGCACTATCGGCCCGAGCGGTTGCCCACGTACTCGGGCGAGCCTGACGACTACAAAGTGGACAACTCGGGTTACCGGCTGTGCGAAGCCGAGACCAAGCGTCGGCCCACAGGGTGTCTACGGCGCGCTTCCAATCGCCAGCCGTATTGCGAGACGCATGGCGCTCGGCTTCACCCGCTCGACAAGGTGCGCGTTGAAGCGAAGGATCCCGCGACCATGACGCGCATGGAGCTGCTCGTGGCGGGGTACATTGATGTGGAAGATCTTACGGACGAGGAGCTGCTGACCGGTTGCGCCAAGAACGGCCGACCGAATGCAATGATTCACCTTCCCAAAGAGGTCTACACCAAGATCATCAACCGGCACTTTGACCGGGCGAAGGAGCTCATGCTCGAAGGGCTCATTCCTGCAATCAAAGCGCTCAAGGACATTGCAGCGAACGAGCACGACATCTACGACGCGCAGGATCGTATCAAAGCTGCAACCTACATCTATGACCGGGTCATGGGTAAGCAGGCCGATACCGCCATCATCGTGGGCGGTGCGGGTGAAGGCGCACAAGAGCCCTGGATGCAGATTGTGTCGGGGATCATGCAGAATACCCGGGAGGAGTCGCGGGCTAATCGCGCGATCGAGGCCAAATCCGCAGTGGCGCAACAGCCTAACTGGCAGATGAGCACGGACGAGCTGGTGGGTGCTGCGGTAGCGGCGACCCTTGGGGAGCAGGTGGTTGATGAAGTCATTGATGCGGAAGTGGTTGAAGCAGAGCCAATTCCGAACGTATCAGATCCTGTACCGGGTGACGTACCTGATGACGAGGCTAGTGTGCAGCGTTCGCCAGATTCGGCGCCAACGGTCAAGAGAACGCGCGTCAAACGTCCAAAGACTGCTCCTACTCAACCAGACGTTGAGAACCTCGATGAACCCGCGCCGAAGCCTCGGAAGCGCGTGAAGCGGCCCAACAGGTAGGATTCGCTATGCGGGGTGGATGCGAGGCCACGACGCACACGGGACGGGTGTTGGACTTGGTTCGGATTCCCTTCTGTTCACCAGCACCCGTTCTCGTGGAAAGTGCGCTACGGCGCGTTGATTGAGGAGTTTGGAATGGCCAAGGGATCGATCCGGCGAGACATCGCAGCGCCGACCAAGAGCGCGCCACGCCCGGTGACCCAGAAACAGGTTCCCATTCCGACCAAGCTGCACAAGCCCAAGAACGCGAACTGAGGAGCTACCATGGCCGGGAAGCCGCGCACCGCACGTCAGCGTGCAGCCCTCAAGAAAGCCCAGACCGTCAGTGCTGCAAAGCGTCGGATGGCAGGGACTAGAACCAGCAAGAAGCTGAGTTCCGCTCGGCCTGGTTTCGACGGTCCGCTGGAGGAAGCTCAGCAGATCGCTGGAAACCGCGCATTCTCGGGCAAGGTCGCCAAGGCGAAAAAGAAGCAATCTCCAGCTTACAAGACCTACAAGAGAGGTTGATCATGGCCAAGGGTGTGAAGAAGCTCAATCCGACGGGGCGTGGCAAGGCGACGCGGCCGATCGTTCGACAGAAGTACAACGAACAGGCCATCGCCGATAAGCAGCTCAAGATCGAAGAGAAGCGCAGACTCACCACTAAGGGTCCGCACACCGGCGACAACTCGTCCTTCAAGTGACCCTGCACAAGCCCGACCTCGGTAACACGCTGTACGTGCTGCTCGCGATCGGGCTTGTTGCATTTGTGTTCTACATGGTTCTTGGGAGAAACTAGGCAATCGGCGCGCATCGGGCCGAAGTAGGGTAGGATTCCATCATGCCAAAGAGATCTTGGGGCTCGATAGCCCAGAAGCGCGCCCAACAGAAGGCTGCAGAGGCTTCCGCTCGGAAGCGGCGCAAGCGCTCGCTCAGCGACATCCTCAAGCGCAAGAAGCGCGCAGCTGGAAGCTTCTCCGAGGTGCGGAAGTCCTCGGTGAAGATCGCCAAGGAACACGACCTTTCTGGACACAACCGGTCCGAGGCTAACAAGGCAGCCTACCGCGCGTCTGGCGGAGAAGCCAAGAAGATCAAATTGGCTGGTGGGTCTAGCTCGGCTGACCGCGTCTACAGCACTGCCAAACGCCTTCAGAGCACCGCGCCGAGGGGCAAGGCTGGCAACCGTGGTAGGGTGGGGCTGAGCAAGCGTGAGCCCGCTAAGGGCGTCCCCCAGAAGTACCCTCCGGTCAAGGGTTCGGCGATGGACGAGCACCGGCTTAAGACGTACGAGAATACAACGAAGGCTCGTATTGCAAAGATGTCTGATACCGAACTCAAGCGTCGGCATGCAGATCTTGCAAGCATGCGCCAATCTGACCTGACCGAAGAGGATAAGATCGACCTCAAGCTTCTCAATGAGGAGATAAAAGCTCGAGGTCGTGGTCCGGGCAAGACTGCAGCCAGCCAGGCTAAATTCGTCGCTGACGCCAAGCGTCGCACGGCCAACGACAAGGCCACAGGACGTACTTCGACGAGCAAATCTGCACAAGCTCTGGCCAGGGAGCGAGCTGGAGACACCACGAGCCGTACGGAATACAAGACCAACATCCAGCAGCTCAGTGATGCATTTCTTCGACGCCAGCTCGAAGAAGCCAAAGAGGGCTGGCAGCGTGAGCTGATTCGGGCTGAGATCGACCGTCGCAAGACTGCAAAAGCCAAGGCTGCCAATGCCAAGGGCGATGTGCGTGGCTTGGTTCGGCGTGATGTCAAGGCCGAGAGCCGCGCCGAAACCAGAAGTTCTGCTCGGAGATCTCAGACAGGTTCTGGCTCGCGATCGCTTTCTCGAATTGATGAAGACAATTTAGCTAAGCGTGCTACCGAGAATGCCCGCCAGAAGGCTGCAGAACGGAAGTCCGACCCTTCCAAGTACACCGGGAAGAAGCGCGAGGACTACGAGAGGGGTCTCTCGGACGGTGTCAACTACGTGAACCAGTTGAAGCACAATCCTGGAGCGGCTAAGTTCCCGAAGACGCGGTTCAACAGCCCTGAGGAGAAAGAGGGCTACGAGAAAGCCCTCGAAGACTACCGCAAGGAACTCGAAGCCAAACGGAAGCGTCGCTCGGGAAAATGAGCGGGCCGTCCTCTGAGACGGCCGGATCAGACTGGCGCGAGAAGCACGCTGCTAAGTACGGAAGCGTTACGCGCCGCGCTGCCGTTGAACCGCTGTCATCAGGCGATGTGGTCCAAATCACCAGTAACGGAAAGACTCTAAAAGGCCGAGTCTCTGAACGGTACCGGCCTGGTGTCGATCGCATGGTATCAGTGATGCTCGAAGGTGGCACGAGCGTCCAGTCATTCGGCGCTGCCTCGGTAAAGAAGATCGAAGGTATCAGGGTCAAGCGGTGACCACTGCGGCTCAGATTGATCGGTGGAGGATCTACGACACTGAGATCCCCGTCCACACCGAACGCGGTGTTGAGATGCGGAAGGTGTGGGATCCGCATTCGGGCCAGCTCAGGATCACGGAGAGCCGTGCCCGTAACCGAGTAGCAAGCTGTGGCCGACGGTTCGGCAAGTCGGACGTTGGTGGCAAAGAACTTGTGCCGTATGGGTTTATGGCGTACTACCGGCAGAAGCTGCTGCACGATACTGGCAAGGCCATGATCTACTGGATCGTGGGGCCAGAGTACTCAGACGCTGAGAAGGAGTTCCGCGTTCTGTGGAATACCCTTACGGCACTTGGAGTTCCGTTCGACAAGCCGGGCAGCTACTACGACGCTGTCGGTGGCAATATGCACTTGAGCCTGTGGCACGGCGCATTCCAGGTGCACGGCAAGAGCTCCAAATACCCCGACACGCTGGTCGGTGAGGGTCTGAGCGGCGTGATCATGGCCGAGGCCGCGAAGCAAAAACCATCAGTCTGGACGAAGCACGTACGCCCGACGCTCGGTGACTATACGGGATGGTCGCTGCACACCTCAACTCCTGAGGGCAAGAACCACTTTCACGACAAGTTCCAGATGGGGCAAGACCCTAACAACCCCGAGTGGGACAGCTGGCGTATGCCGAGCTGGGTGAACCCGTACGTGTACACCATCACCGGAAGGCGCATTGCCTCAGGCGAATTGCCAGCTGACACGCCCATCCCAGACTGGGAGTTCACGCTAGACCGCGACGTTACGATCATGCAGCAGATCATGCGCGAAAACCCGACTGTGTCGCCGTTCAAAATCGTTGAGGCGAACAATCTTCGGGTTGACAAAGAGGTCATCGAGCTCGCTGGCGACATGAGTATTGAATCGTTCAACCAGGAGATCGGTGCAGACTTCACCGAGTACGTCGGTAAGGTGTTCAAGGACTGGGACGAGGAATACCACGTCGGCGATCTAGAGTTCAACCCGAACTGGGAAACGTACGGCGCGTGCGACTATGGCTACACGAACCCGAATGTGTGGCTACTGATTCAGGTAGGGCCGTGGGGTGAGATCAATGTGCTCCGTGAGATCTACATGGAGGGCTTGACTGCTGACCAGTTCGCCCTGGAGATCAAGCGTCAACGCCTGAATCCTCCTGGGCTACACATCTTCTACCCAGACCCTGCCGACCCGAGCAGCTCGCGCGTACTTGAAGACAAGCTCGGCATCCGAGCGGCTGGCGGAACAGGTGGCGAGAAGAAGATCCGTATCAACCTGATCCGCCAGTTCCTCAAGCGCGGACGCAATGACGCCAACGACCCCTCTGGTGCTGGATGGCGACCGCAGCTGATGTTCGATCGGAGCTGTGTACAGGGTCGGCGTGAGATGGAGGCGTACCGCTACCCTGACAGCACTGACAAGCCGAATCCAAGCTCACTCATTTACGAGGAGCCGCTCAAGAAGGACGACCATGTGCCCGAGGCGTTAGGTCGGTTCTTCGCTGGCCGGTACGGTCCGAGCGCGTTGATTCGAGAAGATGCAGGTGGTAGCCGCGTGAGCAAGGCGAATGTTGACACGGTGCACGCTGGCCGGGAGCGCAGAAGTTCCAATGCGCCCAAAGACATTCAGTACCAACGGGTTACTTCGAACGAGCCGAATGCATACCAATACAAGCAGGTTAGCACTGGTTGGGCCAGCGAGTCATATGAATGAAGCGTAGGATAACCCTCCATGGCACAGGATCCTCGGCAGTATGGGAGCACCGCTCCTCTCAGGGCAAACGCAGGTAACTTTCCCAACGCCGTAACGGAATTCGACAAAGCTCGCCTCGCAACGTATCGGCTGTACGAGGATCTGTATCTCACCAACAGCGCTGACTACAAGGTCATCCTCCGTGGAGGCGACGACGGCGATACCCGGCCCATCTACGTGCCCAACGGCGAGAAGATCGTCGAGGCGAAGATGCGCTTCCTCGGGCAAGGGTTGAAGTACGAGTTCTCCAAAAAGGATGCGGCCGTTGAGGAGAAGCTCAGCAAGCTGTTCGACAAGGAGAACTGGGAGCAGAAGTTCGAGAATCTCAAGCGCTGGAACGAAGTCCGTGGCGACGCGATCCTCATGATCATTGGTGATGATGAGAAGGTTGAAGGTAGCCGGATTTCCATCGTGGAGATCGATCCGAGCACGTACTTCCCGTACGAGGATCCCAAGTACCCCAACCAGATCATGGGCGTCTACATCGTCGACGAATATCCCAAGCCCGAAGGCAAGAAGGGCGAAGTCTGCGCGCGCGTCCAGAAGTACATGAAAACCCTTGATAACGAGGGATCTCCGGTCCCCGACAGCCCGATCACCTACTCCGAGACCCTGTACGAGACCGGGAAGTGGGACGACCGGCCGAACTCTCCGCTGGAGCCCGGCGATATCAACCAGCTCAAGGTGCTCACGCCGGAAGAGGCTCTACCCGATCAGATCAAGACGCTCCCAACCTTCCATTTCCGGGGACATCCGCTGATGAATGCGATATTCGGCCGCAGCGGGCTCGCTGGTCTGGAAACGTTGATCACTGCAGTGAACCAGACCATGACCGACGAAGACCTGATCATGATATTCGGTGGCCTGGGCTTCTACGCGACCGACGCGGCCCCTCCCCGGAACAGCCGTGGTGAGATCCTGCCCTGGACAATCAGCCCGCTGGGCGTGGTTGAGCATGGCAAGGAAGACAAGATGTACCGCGTCAACGGTGTCCCGTCCTTGGAGCCCAGCCAGACTCACATGAAGTACGCCGAGGAGAGCATGCAGCAGACCAAGGGCGTCCCCGATATCGCTGTTGGGGTCGTTGATGCAGCTGTGGCGGAGAGCGGCATCGCTCTGGACCTGAAGTTGAGCGCGATCCTAAGTTCTTCTAGCGAACAAGAATTGGAGCTCAAGTCCGTCCTCAAGCAGTTCTTCTACAACCTGGTGACACAGTGGTTGCCGGCGTATGAGGGTGTCGGAGTTGATGATGCGGCTGGGGATTTGAGCGTTGAGGTGACGTTCCGCGATCCCAAGCCCATCAACCAGGAGAAGCGCTTCAACCAATTGATGCAGATGTGGGACAGCGGAATCATCTCGGCCAAGAAGCTCTGCGAGGAGCTGACCAAGATCATGGGCTTTGAGCTGACCGAAGCTGACTTCAAGCAGGCCATTGAGGACAAGAAATCCATGGCGATTGCAGCCGACCCATTCGGAGCGGCTATGGCTGCCGAGCAGGGTATGGGCGACGGCGAAGAAGACCTCGGCAATGCCGGAGCGGACGCCGGAGTGACCAACGGACAGGTGGTAGGCTGATGATCCGGCGCTGGTACAATCGGTGGTTCCGCCGATATACCTCCAGAGACTGGAGTTTGACATGATCCGGATGGTACCGCTGTTGTCAATTCGCGATCGACACACGATGCGCGGTTGGCACGGTAGCCGTAGACCCCAGAATCACCCCACATGGAACAGGGTGAAGTGGGATATGTGAGGAGGCCTGAAATGCCACGTGGGAAGAAGGGTAAGCACACCGGGTTCAAGTCAAAAGCTCAGTGGCGCTATTTCTTTGCCAACAAGAAGCTCCGGAAGTACGCGCATGACAAGGCGCATGCCACCAAGAGTGGCTCCAAGGTGAGATACCGGCGACTGCCGGCCAGAAAGGGTGTCAAGAAGAGATGACGGAAACAGCTGAGCTGCCAGAACTTTGGACGAAGGTCAAGCTCAACATTCCCGAAGACGCAGCTCGCTGTCTCGTCAATATGTGCAATCGCTCACCGCAAGCTGAGATCTGCGGGTTCATCACGAGCGATTTCGCCATCCTCCCAGTTTCCAATGTCAGCGATGATCCGTCGAATGAGTTCGTCATGGATCAGGCTGAAATGATGCGTGCGTTGTTCCAATCCAAGATCATCGGCACTTACCATTCGCATCCAAGCGGAAGACCCTGGCCGAGCACGTATGATACGAATCACATTGGCTTTCTGTATGCACAGGGATGCCCGTGGGATTACTACATCGTGACGAACGCAGGAGTGTTCCAATATGAGCACCGGGATCGACAAAGGATGGAAGACGAATCTGGATCCGGCGAACATGGTGGTTCATGTGACGCCGAACAACGACCTGATCGAGCATGAGGAATCCCCCGACTGCTCCTGCAAGCCTGATCTGGAACTCATCGAGCGCAAGGATGATCACTTCGGCCAGATGTACTCGCACAACGCGATTGACGGCCGGAGTCACTGATGTGGAACGAACTGAATGCCGTAGGGCTCACCAACGAGGGCACCTTCTGGCTGATTGTGGTAGTTCTGTGTTGTTGCATCGCAATTGCGATCTTCCTCGACCGCTGGATCACTCGCCGATTCCCGTAGGAGCGTAGTTGTGTCAGCTCCACTCCATGAATATCAGCCGAACCAGCCCCGGAAAAACTGGCTGCTGAGATATCTTGGCGTACAACAGAAGTATGACGCAATCATCGCCACGGCACTGCTTGACGCTGCGGATGATGCTGAAGCGGGCATCCGAAAGAGGCTTGGTGACAACCGAATTGGAAGCTCGACTCGCAGATATCAACTGCAACTTGCGAAACGTGCTGCGAAGGACTCGATCCGGCTGCTCTTTCAAGGAGTGCACGCTGCAATCTCGGCGGGACAGAGCGATGCAGCAGTTGCAGCAGCAGAAGCAGGGTTCTACGACGATCGCCGGGTTCTTCAGCGGCTCTTCCCCGACCGGCTAGAGCGCGCTCGTTACGAAGATTCGATGCGGCAGAGTGCAGCCCGAGGTGTGCAGGCCATGATGACGCGCGTGCTTGACAGCAATCGGCCGCTGAGTACCCGCGTGTACCACACGCGCGCCCTGGCGAACGGCACGGTCGACCGCATCATCAACTCCGCACTGGTCAAGGGCGACTCTGCCGACGATATCGCCCGCGCGGTGCGCAGTAGCATTCGCCCGGACGTGCCTGGCGGAGTAGCCTATGCTGCCAAAAGGCTTGCAAGAACTGAGATTAACAACGCTTTCCATGCGCAGGCCATCTATGATGTGCAGAACAAGCCGTGGGTTGATCACGTTGACTGGCATCTCAGCAAAGTGCACGCCCCGCAGGGCTGCCGTTGTGAAATGTATGCGCGTATCAAGCAATTTCCAAAGGAAGCGATTCCGAACAAGCCACATCCTCAGTGTATGTGTTACATAACGCCATCACTCACACCATGGGAGGATTTCGAAGCTCAGCTACTCGCAGGCCTGCTCGAAGGCTACAAACAGGACAATTTGAGATAGAGTACAGTACTCACAGGAGGAATTGCGCATGACCACAAATCTGTTCATCGACTGGCTCTTGGCAGCTGGTATTGCGTTGAGTGGACACGACGATGATGATTCTGGAATCGATTCGGGATTTGATTCGGACGTCGATGACGACGCTGATGGATCGGATGGAGACCCCGACGATCGTGATGACGACGGAGATTTTGATGACTCCGATGGGGATGATCGCGACTTTGAGACAGAACTCAAGGATGCGAAGAAGGAGCTTCGTGAGGTCAAGCGAGACCTAGCCGACGCTCTGGAGATGTTGGAAGAGAACGAATCCAACAGCGGCGATTATGATGACGACACAGAGGTGAGTGAGCTTCGCAAAGAGAACGAGGCGATGCGCGCGCTCCTCAATGGCCCATACATCCAAAGTCAGATCAACGGCTTCCGGAACAAGGACGGTTCGCCGCGCTGGGACTGGGAAGACACCGAGACGGTGTACGCCCTGCTCCACACCAAGGATCTGGAAGTGGACGTCGAGACTGGTGAAATCGATGGTCTCGAGGACCAGTTGGAGGAACTGGCGAAGAAGAAGCCGTTCCTGCTGCGCAAGAAGAACACCACTCGAGGGTCTTCGGGCAAGCCTCCGGGTGACACCGGAAACGGCTCCAAGAAGAAGCCCACAGCAAAAGACCTCGCATCCGATTTCTCGGCGTTCAATTCACTCGGTTTCTGAGAAAGGCTGGAAAATGGCGAGGTATGACAAGTACAACCCCTACGGCGGTGGATTCCGTGCGCCGCTGGCCGCTGACTGGGCTGCCGCAGACGCCGGGAAGCCGTATGCCGTCGGTATCAACAACGTTGGTGCCGTCGTCAAGGGCGCAGGGCAATCGGGCGTGACGGGTGTGCTGGTGCTGACCGGCTCGGTCAAGGCTGGCGCCATCGTCGACGTTATGAAGTTCGGCGAAATCGTCGAATTCGGACCTACTGCAGGTGTTCCCGGCACCGATTTCGGTGCGGCCGGGACGTCCTACTACGCGAACACCGGCACCGGAGCCATTAGCTCCACGAGTGGTGCGGGTACCGTCAAGGTCGGACACACCGTGGAAGGCCAGCGACTGATCGTGGCCGTCGACTCACTGCCGGCAGCGTGATCATGAGTACTGCAACTACTTTGGAAGGAAGGGCCATGGGGTACGACGGATTCCTCCAGGTTCTGTCGGTGGTCGGCCTTTCCGGTCGACAGGACAATCAGGGTGGCTACAACACCCAGGCCGACATCAAGTACAAGACGTCGGACGGCGTCCCGTACAACGACCTCTGGGGCTTGTTCACCGGCGCTCTGGACGCCTGGAACCAGCACAAGTCGAAGATCGTGCAGCTGCTGACGTTCAACGTCACGTCGCAGACCGAGAAGGTGCCGCGGATCGGCCAGTTCGGTTTCGAGAAGGCATCGGAATTCGGTGTGCCGCAGTCGAAGCGGACCGATCTGAACTTCTACCAGCTCGCGTACGACTTCGAGGACTACGACCTGGCATTCCGGTACACCTGGAAGTTCCTGCGTGACTCCCCGTCCAACCAGATCAAGGCGTACCACAACCAGGCCATGCAGGCCGACCTCAAGCTCATCCACCGCAAGGTGATGGAGGCCATCTTCGACAATCGCCAGCGTGAGGCGAGCATCGAAGGTCTGCTGTACAACGTGTATCCGCTGTACAACGGGGACTCCATGGTCCCGCCGGAGTACAACGGCACCACGTTCACCTCGGGCCACAACCACTACCTCGTGTCCAACGGGACGAAGATCGACTCCCAGGACGTCGAGGACATGGCCGATCACATTCGTGAGCACGGCTACAACGAGGAGAACGGCACCAAGCTCGTCGCGTTCGCGCACAAGGCTGAGATCCAGGAAGTTCGGAAGTTCCGCTTCGGGCAGACGAACAACAACTCGGCTGTGGCGAACTACGACTTCGTGCAGTCGCCAGCGCAGTCGCCGCTGTACCTGCCCAACGCCGAAGGGCTCTTGGGCAAGCAGCCGCAGGACTTCTGGAACGGTCTGCGGGTGCAGGGCTCCTACGACGACGTGCTGTGGATCGAAGAGCCCACCATGCCTGCGGGTTACGTGCTCATGCTGGCGACCGGTGGAACTCTGGCCCAACAGAACCTGGTCGGCTTCCGGGAGCACGAAGACGCCGCCTGGCGGGGTCTGCGGATCCTGCCCGGTAACCAGACCCGGTACCCGCTGGTCGACGGCTTCTACCAGCGCTCGTTCGGTACGGGCATCCGGCAGCGCGGTGGCGCTGCGGTCCTGCAGATCAAGGCTTCTGGCACCTACGACATCCCGACGAAGTGGACGAATGGTGGTGGCTACGAATGAGCCGAGTGATTCCAGAGGATCGCCCTCTGAGCGACGAGGATCGCGCATACCTGCATGAGCGTTCGCAGGACTGGCGAGCCGAGGTCATCGACCGCAAGTTCCCGCCGAAGGGTTCGACTGCTGGCGACGACGAGACCCCGTTCAACGACCCCGAGGACGACGAGGTGGAAGTTGACGAGGACATCTCGGAATTCGTTGAGGGCATCAAGAACGCGGACTTGGTGAAGGAACGGTTGGTTCTGGAAGATGTTGAGTTCGATGGCGATCTCAAGCGCGACGAGCTCAACAGCCTCCTCGCGATCCATCTGCAGGAACAGCGCAACGCCGGCAAAGAGGTTGAGCTCGGAGACTGATCATGGCCTCCGACGCTGACATCAACCTTGTCAAGACGCATCTCTCGGGCGTCGATAGTATCTGGGAAGACTCCAAGATCTCAGATACTATCGACGCCCTTGGGTCTGTCAGCAAGACAGTTCGAGCATTCTGGACTGAAATTGCAAACGGCACATACCTCCTGACGGATGTCAGCGAGTCCAGCTCAAGCCGGAACACCTCAATCATCTACCGGAACGCCATGGAGCAGCTGGCTCGCTGGGACAAAATCATTGCCGATGAGGAAACTCAAGCCAAGGCTGGGGTTCGCTTCGGCAGAATCACGAGGAGCTTCCCGGCGTGAGCGTGACGGCCAGCAATCAGAGGGGGCTGGGGATCCTCCGGGCTGGCACAAAGGCATTCATCGACGATGACCCTGTCGAGATCGTATTGATTCCCAGCCAGGGTGTGAAAGTGGAAGTTCCAGGAGGCGGATATGATTATGCACCTGCTGCCCCACGAGCTGCACAGAGATTCAAGGTTATCAACCAGACCTCAGATGGTTCAGCCAAATCCGAATCGGAGTCTGGAATCATTGCAAGCAACCGAGATTACGTCCTTCTCGGTGAATACAACGCTGTCGCAGAAGTTGGCGATACTTGGAATGACGGCAACAACCGATACCGCGTAGTTGAACTGCTCGTTGAGAATGGCTACGAGCGGAAGTGGCGCGTGACAAGCCTTGGCCCCGAACCGAATTACGGGTGACCCATGGCACGCATTGAATTCAACTACAACGACATCGAGATCCGCAGCAACATTGCTGATCTGGAGCGCAAGGTCGACAAGGCTGTTGACGACACTATGAGTTACCATGCGCTCGAGGGCACGAAGTACATGAAGGAGAACGCGCCGTGGACCGACAGGACCACTGCCGCTCGTAATGGGTTGCACGCCATACCTTCTCAGCCACGTCCTGGCCTACACGAGATCGTGTTCAGCCATACAGTGCATTACGGCATCTGGCTGGAGATCGCGAACTCCGGTCGGTACCAGATCATCATGCCCACCGTCAGCCACGAAGGCCAATTGCTCATGCAGCGTCTGCGAGGTCTGTTCGGCAAGCTGGATCGGATGACATCGTGAGCCGCGCTGTGATTCTGGACGCACTCCGGGCTGACGTCGAGCTCGGTGCTCAGATGTCACCTGAGAACATTATCAGCAATTATTCCAAAGAAGGGCGTCCCAGCAACTTGAATCCTGGCGCATTCGCCATCATTCGCTGGGGTGACAAGACGATCGACCCTGCTGTTGACACTGGTCCGCGCGACATGACCGTGTGGGTGCATTACCCCGAAGAGGTCAGCACGGATTTCTCACGCGTAGACAAGATTCTGCACAGAGTTAAGGAAGTTCTCTTGCCTCTGGCGGAGGTCATGGGTGCTGATGGACAAACCCTGGTGTGCGTGGATTTGTTCGGTGAGAGCGGAGATCTGACTGATCCGGGATTCCAAACCATCACGCGAAATGTGACATTTCGTGTGTTGAGCAGAATGACATAGAGTCAAGTACGATAGCAACAGGAAAGGATGCTCTCATGGCAAATCAGATCACTCCACCTCCGGCTTCAGCTGGTCCGGCTGGCTCGGATTCGGATGCGGCCGAAGAGTCGAAGGCATCGACGAAGTCCTCGAAGTTTCTGAAGTTCATCGGGACCAAGAAGATCGCTCCGACACACCGTGCCGGTAGCCACTTCCTGATCACGAAGACGCAGCTCGTCGAAGGTGGCGTACCGGCTGACAAGTGCTTCAAGGACAAGGGTTCCGGCGACAACAAGGTCAAGGTCACCGAGATCATGTTCGGTCCCGAGAACGACCACAAGGTGCCGGTCGAGGCGTTCTACCAGGAGGCTGTGGACCGTCTGCTGAAGGAACCCGACATCATCCTTGTCGAGGAATAGGTCGAATGAGTGCAGTACAGGTGTGTAGGCAAGATACACGGCGAGACCTCGGAAGACGGTCTCCTCGTGTTCATGTGCTCACGTCTGTCTTGCACCAAGGGAATCCGACGAGCTTTCGTGCTCCACTACTTCGATCCGGAGACCGGATTGCTGAAACACACCTCGCAGCCATATCGAAATCCACTGAAAGGCAAGGATAATGGCAATTGACACTGCATTGCCCTATGGTCTGCGTGATGTGAAGATCACTCCATATGCAGACGAGGGTGGCACGGTCCTCGGCGACACCAGCTACGACCTCCCGCACGCACAGACCTTCAGCTTCAACGAAACTGAGGAGTTCCAGGAGCTACGAGGTGACGACCGTCTGGTCGCGACACACGGTAACGGTGCACAGGTCGACTGGAACCTCGAAGCCGGTGGCATCAACCTGGTGATCTGGTCGATCCTGACCGGTGGCCAGCTGATCACCTCGGGTCTCACCCCGAACCGCGAAGAGATCATGCGCAAGCGCGGCACCGACGTGCGGCCGTACTTCCGCGTCGATGGGCAGGTCATCTCGGAGAGCGGTGGCGACGTCGTCGCTCGCGTGTACCGCTGCCGTTGCAATGACAACATCGGTGGTGAGTTCGGCGACGGACAGTTCCACATCACGCAGTGCGGTGGTGTCGGCCTGCCTCTGCTGGATGAGGCTAATGACCTTCTGTACGACATCATCCGGCACGAGACCAAGACCACGCTGACCGGTACTCCGGACCCGAACCCGCTGCAGTCGCCGCAGAACCTGGCTGCCTCTGCTGTGACGGCGGTCGGCGCCACGCTGAGCTGGACTGCTGTGGTCGGAGCCGACAACTACCGTGTGCAGCAGTCGGCAGACGCCGGTGTTACCTGGACCACGCTTACCCCGGACGTCTCCACGACCACCAAGAGCGTCACCGGTCTGTCCGCCAGCACGGCATACAAGTTCCGCGTTGCCTCGGAGGTCGACGGCATCTTCTCGGCGTACTCCGAACCGATCTCGGTGACTACACCGGCATCGTAACCGACTCCCCTGGGGTGCAGATGTGGAAGCGGCTGCACCCCAGGAGATTCCATCCCAACAGAGCCCCAGGAGGCCAGGAATGCCCGAGATCAGCGCTGAAGAGCTTGCGCAGTTGCGTGAGGCTGCATCGTTTGCAACACAAGTCGTTCCGATCGAGAAGGTCGTGACGCGAGCGGCCAATGCCGCTGCCGAAGAGGCCGTCTACCGATACGCCAAGACCGGCTGGGGTAAGGCCAACAAGGAAGAGTTCGACATCGAATGCCCTTCCGGGCAGCTGTGCCGAGCCAAGCCGCTCGGTATCGAGGACGCAATGTCCCTCGGCCTGCTGGACTCTCTCGACCTGTTCACCTCCACGCTCATGGCTCCGGTCATGGCCAACGAGGAGGACAAGGAGAAAGCCGAAGACGACCACAACCAGACCATCCTCAAAGGACTTCGCGATCCTGAGAAGCGCGCAAGCTTCTTCGGAACCGTGAATCGCGTTGTGCAGCATTGTGTTGTGCAGCCCAAGGTGGTTCTGGTCGACGACGGCTCGCTGGCGGAGGACGAGGTATTCGCCAATGACATTCCATTCGAAGACAAAATGCACATTTTCCGTCGGGTCTTCCGAGGATCACAGAGTGGAACGATGAATACGTTTCGCGAAGGATCGGAAGGCAGCGTGGACGCTGTACCAGACAGCGATCCTGTATCGGGTGCGTCCGAGTGACCTAGTAGCTTTGGAGGATCCGTTGCAGCGCTTCTACTTTGATCGTGGCCTCCGGATCTTCGGCACATTCGTGCAGAACAAGGTTGACTCCGCTGGGAACAGCGCTGGTCGTAGCGCGCGCAATGCGAAGAACCGTGCGGCCCTTGAGAATGGTGCGCGCAGACGAGCTCTGGCCAAGATGCTGGGCGAAGACGTGACGCAGAGCGCGACCGGCTTCCGTGATCCGGCAGTGAAGAGGTGATCGGCTGTGCCTGATTACAACCTCGGACGTGCACATGGCAAGATTGTCATCGAGACTGACAATCGAGGAATTCGTCGTGCCGAAGGTGCGATGGATGATATCGGTGAGAGCGCGCAGCGAGTAGCCGAAGGTTTCGACGAAGCAGAGAAGTCAGCCAATAAGTGGGAGCGGACGACCCGTCGAGCCTACGGCACAACTCAGAAGGAAGCTGAGAGTCTCGACAAGCTCAACAAGCTGACCAAAGAGGCGAGCAAGGCCACCGATGCTCGCAAGAAGGCCGAAGCCGAGCTTCGGGATATCCTCAAGGATAACAAGGCTTCTGAGGAAGACATCGAGCGCGCCATCAACAAGGCTAACCGAGCCAAGGGCGAAGCTCTGCGGATCGCCAACGCGCGCAAGGCTGCTGAACGCGAGCTGGCCAAGATTATGGCTGGCGTCCCTGAGAAGAAGACGACAAAGATCGATCTCGATACCAAGGACGCCCACAAGGAGATCACTCGGCTACGCCGTGCCTTCGACGACATCGACACGCACGGCGCCAAAGTACTTGGAAACCTCGGAAAGATCGGCGGTCGCACCGGTGGAGCCGCGATCAAGGGTGGCGTCGGACTGACAGGGCTCGCTGCTCTCGGTGGTCTGGGCGGCCTGGCTGGCGCTGGCGGAGTACAGGGCGTGTTCGCGCTCGCCGGGGCCATCGCCGACATGAGCGGTGCGCTCGGCGTGTTGCCGGGCATTGCGGGTGCGGCTGCGGTAGCTGTAGGCACTGTTGAGCTCGCAACCAACAGGTTCGGTGAAGCGCTCAAGAGCCTTGGCACAGATGATCTTGCAGAGAAGATCAAGGATATGGCTCCGGCTGCACAGTATGTGGCTGTTGAGCTGAACACTCTGCTCCCTGTTTTCAAGAACTTCCAGAAGAACGCGGAACAAGCGTTCTTCGAGCCGCTGCAAGGTGTTGCGACACGGCTGACGCAGACGTTCATGCCTACAGTACAAGGTGCAGTTAACCAGGTCGCCAACATCATCGGAAGCACTGGTGCTGGCCTGGCCGACTGGCTGATGAAGCCTGAACAGCAGCGCGACATCCAGGCGTTCCTGCAGAATGTCGTTGAAGGCTTGAGCAATGCATCGCAGGCTGCACAACCTCTGCTGCAAGCCTTCACCGACATCATGAAGGTCAGCTCAGACTTCTTGCCGCAGATCGGAAATGACCTTGCTGGCTTTGCCCGGGAGATTGCCGACTTTATCCGAACCATGCGCGAGAATGGTGAACTTGAGTCGTGGATCCGGGACGGTATCGCCTCGTTCAAGGAGTTCCTCGGCGGTATCAAGAACTTCGGTCTCGGCCTGGTTTACATTGGGCGCGTGGCGAATCAGTTCGGCAGCGGATTCATCAGCATTTTCAAGCGTGTCAGCGATGAGTTCCTGGCTTGGGTTCAGAGCGTTGAAGGACAGAACTCGCTCACCCAGTTCTTCATGGCCATGTCACAGGCGACGCAGGCTCTGCTACCACTGTTGAGCAAGCTCGGAGATCTGCTCGTAGGAACAGTTTTCACCGGTCTGGCCAAGCTCGGTACGGCACTCGCTCCGGGCATCAGCTTCCTGCTCGAAACGCTGAACGTTGCCTTCCACGACCTGTTCCAGTCGCTGATTGACTCTGCTCCGTCGATCAACGGGTTCCTGACGGCGTTCGGAATCATCCTCGGCGACATCATCCAGTACATCGGACCGACCCTTCCGAACTTCCTCAAATCTCTTGCGGACCTGCTGTATACGCTCGGCCGAGCGATTGGTCCCGCTGGCGCCGGCATTGTCACCGGCCTCACCAACATCATCAACGCCTTCAACACCGGGTTCAACGGAATCATCGAGACCGTCAAGACTCTCGGTGACAAGCTCCGCATGGGCTTTGAGACTGGCGACTACGGTCCGTTCATCCAGAGCTTGATCGACTTGTTCAAGCCGGTCGGCGATGCGATCATGAACTTCATCATCAACGCCATCCGCAACAACAAGGAAGCGCTAGTCGCTGTTGGCACTGAGGTTTTCAACGCTCTCAAGGATGCTATCCTCGGCGATATCGAGGCCAACGCCAAGGGCTGGGGCGAGAAGATCGTGAGAGACCTGGTCTCGGGCATCGTCGGCTCGATCCCGATCATCGGCCCTGCAGCCAAAAAGCTCATGGAGGCTCTGGGCGAATGGTTCCCGAGCTCACCGGCCAAGAAGGGTCCGTTCTCGGGTTCTGGCTGGACGAAGTACCGTGGCGAAGCGCTGATGGAAGGCTTCGCCGACGGCATGCTCGCTGGCGGAGATACCGCTAGCAAGGCTGCCAACAATGCCCTCGGAATGGCTTCCGGTGGAATGGATTCCGGAATCAAGCAGTTCGTTGACGACATGACCGAGTTCACCGGATTCGGCCGTCGTATGCTTGATTTCATCAAGGGCATCGGTGATATCGTCTTCGAGACAATCAAGTTGGCGACGACTGACTTCAAGACCGGCAAGTCGACCATTCCGGCACGCTGGGTGCGGACTGTCAGCGACGAGGAGCTGGCACGTCAGAAGGCAGACAAGGAGTACCGCAAGGGACTTAGCGAGGGCACCGGCCCTGCCGGGAACCTTCCTGATGACCTCAAGCGTCTGCTCGACACAACGAATCCGACTAGCTCGAGCGCACCGGGAGTCCCCGGAGCTGTCAAGGCGCCAGGAGCCCTCGGGCCCAACCCGAGCAAGCAGAGTATTGCGGATTACATCATCAACAAGGCTCTGTCAGAAGGATATTCACGTGATCAGGCCAATCAGATCCTGATCCAGGCAGTGGGTGAGTCTGGTCTGGATCCGAAGGTTTCCGGTGGCGTTCAGGGCGTTGACGAGGTCATCGGTATCTTCCAGGAGATGACAGACTTCAGTGGTGGCCTGAGCCGCGAAGAGCGCATGGACGCCCAGAAGAACATCGATGCATACTTCAAGCAGATGGCCGCGCACGGCGGTCCGAAGGCATTCACCGATCCGGCAAAGTTCCTTGGCATTGACGTATCTATTGGTGGCCCTTGGCATCCCGATAATCAGGCCAAAGGCCATCTGACGCAGGCTCAGAAGGCTGCGCAGCAGTACATCGACGCGTACGGCGGTCCTACGCCGGCAATCGCTGATCTCCCCAAGGAATTTGCTCAGGCCGTGACTGGCGTGCAAATGAAAGATCTTGGGAATGGCTTCTTTAAGGACGCTAAGACTGGAGATGTTCTCCGCCAGGTCGGGAATGAGTTTTATAACGTCCAGGATATTGCGGTCGGGCCAGACGGGAAGCCGTTGCTCGGCACGAACGGCAAGCCGCTCGCCATGCCAGGCCGTGGCGCGAAGCCCGCTGCCGGAGTTCCCGGAGCGACCCGAGGCACGCGTACCCCGTACGGTCTGCCGCATGGCACAGACACCGGCGGTTACGGCACGGGCAGCAGCAAAGTGTTCCCGGCATGGGTTATGCAGCTGGCAGACGCGTTTGGCGTCAAGCCGAGTACCTACTCCGGTCACCAGGAAACCAATCGTGGTGAGGCCGGGTACGCGCCCAACCCGCAGAACCTCAATCGTGGTATCGACTGGTCGGGGCCGGTCGAGAATATGCAACGCCTGGCGGACTACCTGTCAACGATCGCCCCTGAGCTTGAGCAGGTGATCTTCCGGAATCCCAAGACCGGCAAGGTCACCTCGATCGCCGGTGGAAAGCCGGTCAGCGGGTACTATCCCGAAGGCACGCTCGCCGAGCACGAAAACCATGTGCACACACGGCAATCCATGTCACTTAGCTTGCCTAATGGTCAGGTAGTTGATGTTCCGACGACGACAACGCCTGGCATCGGAAGTGCAGCTTTCCCTGGCTCTGATCCGGAAATCCTGCAGCAGCTGCAGCAAATCAACTCGAACACAGCATCTTCCGCACTCACAGACGACAAGATGCTGGGCGAGTTCCTGTCGCAGAACCCGCTGCTCTCAGACCTGATCACAACGGCCAAGGACCCCAACGCAACTGATGAGCAGGTGGCGAATTCGCTCAGCGGGATCCAGAGCGCCATCGATGCACAGAACGCGATGGATACTCCTGCTAGCCGGTACTTGGCTGAGCAGCTGACCAGCACGCAGAACCAGATCGCCCAGGATCGAGGATTCGGCCAGGCGCAGAACCCGGTTGATGCCGCTGCCGGAATCGCCAATGGCGCTGTGGGTCTGGTCGGCGATGTGTTCAAAATCATTGACGGAACACTGAAGTCAATTGAGTCTGCGAGCAACATCTCTTCCACGCTGGTCCGTGGTATCGAGAATACCGAAGACATCATGAGCATCATCGACAATGTTCAGAGCTTCATCGAACTCGCAGCGACAATCGCGCAGACCGTGACTGATGGCCTCAACTTCGCGAGCTCGATCGCGAGCGCAGCCGGTAGCGCCGGTGGCCCGTTCGCTGGCGGAGCGACTGGCGGTCTTCAGGCCGCAGCTGCCATCTCAGGCATCATCACCTCGGTGATCTCTTCGGTCAACGCTGCCATTGACCTTGGCCAGGAAGCCTACCGAATCGGCAGCAAGTACTTCGGCAAGTTCCTGAGCTATCTTGTGGGCGCGGGTGAGGGTTCGCTCCTGGGCGACATCAAATTCCTTCTGGACAAGAACGACTGGACCCTCAAGGCATGGTCCGAGGACAACCCCGAGGACAAGCGCAGCCGTGAGGTGCCGGCGTGGCTCCGGGACCAGGGCAGCGTTCAGGAGCAGGGTGGGAAGATTCGAGATCTCAACATGTACATCGGCCCGGGAACAGATCCCAACGAGGCCATGAATGAAGGCATGTGGAGAGTCATGACTGATCAGGGAGGGGTGTTCACCAGTGAGTTCTAATCTCCAGCCTGGTCAGTACCAGATAGGCAATCTGATCTTCGGCCGTGGCACAATGTATCCGGTGTCGAAGGTTGAGATCCAGAGCTACAACGTTCAGGCGCAGGACTTCCAGGTCATTCAGAGCGACGAGACGCAGTTCGGACAGGACAGCTTCGTGCCGGGTCCGATCGTATTCGAGATCGGTGTCCTGGACTTCAAACGGATTCAGAACGTTGAGGTTTGGACAAACCGGGTATTCAACGAAGAGCCGCTCAAGAAGAACCTCAACAAGCTGGCCGCCGAATGGCGCGGTGACGACGTGCGTCGCAACTGGGGTGCCATGAAGGCTCTGAAGTGCTGCGAGCGTGACGGTAAGGTACTTGTGTGGTACGGCCGACCGCGCAAGTTTCAAGCCAGCAAGCGCAGCGCCAAATCCTCGTTCTTCACTGTGCAAGCAGAGTTCCAGCGCGCCGACACGCTCATGTATAACGATGAGGAGATCGGTGTCGAAATCCTCAAGGGTGCAGCACCAACCATCATCAACCGGGCTGATGGTGAAGCCAAGTCGTGGCTGCGTATTGTGGGCTACGGTCCACTGACTTCTCCAGTCATCACCATTGGTGACCAAGAGGTTGCACTCGACATCAGCATTGCAGAAGGTGAGGCATTCGAGGTCAGCTCGTACCCCTGGCAGCGCCGCGCGATCAACAACTCTGGTCTGAACATCAGCTCCAAGCTGATTGGCGACACGCAGTACCTTGACCGGCTACAGCTTCCTCCTGCAGGCGTGCCGATTCCGGTGCGCTGGACCTCCGACGAGATCAACACCTGGGTCCCCGAGCTGGGCAATCAAGCCTGGATCGAGACGATTGACGGGGTGAGTAATCTCAACCTCCCCAACACTTTCAACACCATCGCCGGCAAAGTTGTTGTGCGCTTTGATCTTTTCAATCCGGAGTGGGCCGAGAAGTTTATCGGGCCAGCTATCTTCGGAAGCACGAGCGCTTGCCTCTACACCAAGAAGACCTTCGCCACCCCCAACCAGTACTGCGAGGCGAAGATCGTCGAGCCGTGGGGTGGTCGCAGCGCGATCGTCATCATGAGCAACGCCACGATGACCAATTTCGCTATGCTCGAAGTTGTTTCAGGAATTGGGAACAACAAGCTCCGCATCCGGTCGGGGTCTGCCTACAACAGTTACTCAGCGGTGCAGGCTGAATGGACGAACCCGTCCGTTCTCGGCTGGCGGGAAACGGACATCGTGGGCATTGGTTCTGAGCTCGACACTGTGAGCGGTGACACTACCTACACGGCCTACTTCAACGGGACCGAGGTGGCCAGCTGGACCGACAGCGCGAATGTCGTAAACACCACGGCTACCAACAGAAGTCAAGGATTCATCTTTGATATGGACGGCAGCCTCCTGACATTCGGTACTGGCTTCAAAGACATCCTCGCCTATGACACCGGCGTGGTTGCTGCTCCGGTCGGCAAGATCTACGTCCTGTGGCGCGACGCGTACACGGTGGCCTCATGACACAAGATCGATGCCGATTCATCATCGAGGAAGCTCGTACAGGTCAGATCCTGACTCGCGATCTGTATGTGTCGAATCCGAAGATCATGAAGAAGCTCAGCGGGCCGTGCATCATTGAGTTCGATGTTGATCACCGCCATCCTTCGGTGCAGATGCCCGATGGGTCTGGGCCGATCCAATTCAAGCCGTGGGGCCATTGGTGCCACGTCGAGAAGGAGATTCGAGGCAAGCGTCGCATTGTGGCTTCTGCCCTGTTTCAGCCGAGTGAGGTAGACCCGGAGAGCGGGATCCTCAAGGCGCAATGGCAGGGCTTCTCCGGATACCCCAAAGGTCTTCCGTGGCTTCAGAACTGGAATCCGATCGCTGTTGATCCGTTTGAGATCGTTGATCGTATCTGGAATCACTTGCAGAGTTACTCGAATGGCAATCTCGGTGTGACGGTGTACTCGCCAGGTCCAGGCGACACGCGGGTCATCCCGCCCAACAGCAACACTGAGCTGCTCCCGGGCTTCTCGTTCGATGGACAGCAATTTGTGCAGGACTTTTTCGCTATCTTCATTCGGCGCATCGACTTCACGGACTGCGGTGACTACATCACCAAGCTGGCTCGTGACATTCCGTTTGATTTCTTCGAGGAGTCGGAGTGGAATGAAGACCACACGGCCATCAACAAGTTCCTCCGGCTCGAGTACCCGCATGGCGGAGTGCTTCAGAGCAATCTGAGCTTCCGGCTCAACGAGAATGTCATCCGAGGGAAATCGCGTACCGAGGCAGAAATTGAGTGGACGAGCGACATTGGTATTCGTGGCTGGTTCCCGGGCAAGGTGTACAGCTCGCAGCTCAGCAACGCAGATCCCAAGCGGTACCGCAGGTTTGTGCTCGAAGAAGATGCCAAGATCAACTCAACCGAGCGCTCTGAAGCCTGGGCACACCGCCAGCTCGCACGCCGGCAGTTCCCGGCGTACTGGGAGACCATCACTGTCAACATGTACCACCCGAACGCGCCGTTCGGTAGCTGGGATGTTGGTGATCAGATCAGGGTACAGGGCTACATGCCGTGGGTCGGATGGGTTGACCAGGTTCACAAGATCATCGCCTGGTCGCTTGACGAAAGCAGTGCCACTTGCGAATTGACACTGCGGGCTGAGGGTGCCTTCAACTACGACCCGATCTTCTTTGAGGGCAAGCTGGCCAATCTCCTTGCTAATCCCAGCTTTACGTCGTCGATGTTCAACTGGACTAGCGCTCTGGGTAGCTGGAGCCGGGATTCCCTGTTCGGCAAAGACTCACTCGGCAGCGCTCGCGTCACTTGCAACGCGCAGGAGAAGATCATGATCTCGGAGGAGATCGCTGTTGAGCCGGGGTTCGATGTCAATCTCAGCGCGAATGTGTACTGGAAGAATCTGGTAAGCACAGGAGCGCCGATTCAGCTGGCCCTCAACACCTACAACTCCTCGGGTGATATCATCAATACTGTTGTGTTCGATGATACTTCAGCCACTGGCGAAGCACCTGACTGGCTCACCCTCGGTAACAGCTACACCGTGCCTGCTGGCGTGGCCAGCATGCGAGCCATGGCGCGCGTTCTCCCGTCAGCCGCAACCGGCACAGTCTGGTTCGATGAGTTCTACCTCACCAAGGACGACTGATGGCCTACGAGTACGAATCCAAAGAGGCTCGGGCACTTCGCTCGATCCAAAGCAAGAACTACCCGGACACCAACAAAGACTTCGTCAAGAACATGCAGAGGCTCAACTCCTCTGTGGACTACATCTCGTCATACATGATCGTCATGCAGAAGGGCATTGACGACGCAAACAAGAACTTCATCGAACAAATCCAAAGCTTCATCAACGACCTCATCGTCCTGTTCGCTGGCGGAGAGCCCACAGGCATCGAGTTCGGCGATCTCAAGTACATCATCCAGGGTCTTGGCGCTCTGTTCGGTCTGAATGGGCCATTCCCACTCAGCCTGATAGAAGCTGCCGAGCACTTCTTCCTGGGGTATGTGGTTCCACTGCCGCAGTTCACCGACGTCATCACCGACACCATCCTGGCCTGGGCTGAGGAGCTGGGGCTCGATCCGGAATTCATCGCAGCACTGCGAGAATTCACAGATGCTATCACAGAGCTCGGCGTTGACATCTACGATCTGCTGTCGACGATTCTCGAAGTATTCAACATCTTTGACATCACAGATCTTGGCACCGGACCGCTTGCTGCATTCTGGGGTCTTCTGACAACGCTGTTTGATGGCCTCAATACCGTTGCGCTCAAACCGATTCTGTCCGCCATCAGCACCTGGACCATTCCGTTCATCGAGGCTCTTACCCAGCTCGTCAACTACATTGATGATCTGGTGGATGGGCTCGCGAACAACAAGTTCCTCAAAGTCGATTCTCCCCTTGATGTTCTGAATCTGTTCGGAACGCTGCCGGCCAAACTGTTCGGCAATGTGCCCGTTGGCTCTATCACTGGCGAGACAGAGAACCGACTTCCGGACGGGAGCTTCGCTCCTGGCTCAATTGCCTTGGACCCCAAGTGGATTGTTGACGAGACGAAGTCGCGCTCTGACGACGGGACTGGCGCGGCCAAGGTTGTCGCCGACGGCACTCCGCAGGCTCTCCGCAGCGGCAAGACGGGCACCGACACCATCGCCGTCAACCCCGGCCAGACCTATACAGCCCGCGCGTTCGTTGCGTATGAGAACTATGTCGGCACAGGCGAATCCATCAAGCTTCAGCTCGTCACCTTCAAGAGCGGGGTTCGTGACAAGGTTGTGCCGATCGCCTCGTTTGCTCCGGCTGTGGGTGACTTCCCTTGGCCTGGTAAGGAACTCAGCGGTACCTATACAGTTGAGGCCGGAGTCACCGGTGTTCAGACGCGGCTGTATGTCAGCGAAGAAGCGCTCGAGGGCTCGATCTGGTTCGACGATGTCAGCACCGGATCCTCTGGTCGCTTGCGGCCGGAGTGGATTGACGGCTTGCCGGAATCGCTCCAGGATGCATTCCTGCGCTGGCAGTTGCTGATTGACACGCTGTTCAATGCACTGACCAAAGCCGGAACATTCCTCAACACACTCGCTGACCTGGATGAAGCATTCAACAACTTCCCGTTCGCGAACATCGGCTCTATCCTCGGATCGATCAACCTCGGTGGCGATATTCTCGCAACTCTCAACGCGCTCGTTGGCGGAGCGGTCGGACAGCAGGGTACCGACGCCACGCCAGACGAGGCGTTCAACATTTTCCAGATGTTGAGTAACTGGGCGAACCGAGGAGACAAGGCCAAGGAGGTCACCGACACCCGCACCAACACCCCAGCTTCTGGTGGCCTCGCTCCTTCCGAGAAGTCCAACTTCAGCATGGGTGAGGCAAGCTCCTGGTTCGCCATCACGCCCACCACAGCGCTCACGAGCTATGACTATGTCGAGAAAGACATGCCGCTCGGTGCGATTTCGTGGGTTGGCTATGGAAACTCTGGTGTCACAGGTCTTTACATCAATGTGTGGAAAGTCAATGTCACCACTGGCCTCCGAACTCCGCTCCACAGCTCTGGGAATGTCGTCGGTCTGCTGGCTGGAATAGCAACGGCCGCACCAGGGACATACATCCAGTACGAACTGCCGACTCCGGCGGAAATCCACATCAGCGAGCTTCTCGGTTACGAGATCATCACGGTCGGTGGCACTCACAACGTGCGGGGTCGCGTGTACAACTTCCCGGCACACCCCACCGCGCCCATCGCCAAGACCGCTTCTGTGCGCGACGCATCTGCCAGCCCTGCTACCCCACCAGCTAGCATCACCAAGGCTAGCACCACATGGTCCGACAACGCAGCATGGGTCGGCATTGCTGTTGACACAGGCTCCGGTGGCGATCATCGTGATCCGATGTGGGTATATCTAGGGTCCAAACCGACTACAACTCCTCGTCCGAAATGGGCAAAGCGAATTATTGCAGTCGCTTGCGGTCCGGCTGGTGGTGGCCATCTCGGAGGCAGCTGGGGATTCGCAGGGAATGGCGGCAGCCCAGGCAAATTTGCAACTGCCATCTGGGATGAAGGTGTTGACTACACTGAAGACCTCGACATCATCACCTTTGACCCTGGGGTGGGCGGAGATCCGGGCTCATCGCCGCTCGATCAGAATGGTGGAGATGGCACTGTAGCAACAATTTCCATCCCAGGACGAACCCTCACAGCAGAAGGTGGCGAGGGCAGCAAATCAATCAGATTCGTTGCAACACAAGGCAAGCCGGTAGGCAAGGGGCCAGGAACATTCGAGTTTGAGGGATTCCAGTTTCCTGCCGGAACTGATCAGCGCGCGTACGGTGGTGACGGCGTGGCGCCTGGCGGAGCAGGCAACGGTGGTGACTGGGCATTCGTCTCCGCTGGCGGGCGAGGTGCTCCTGGTGGTGGCTGGGTTGTGTTCCTTCCTGGAGATTCTGGTGGAGGCGAGCCGCCAGAAAATACACCTCCGACTGCTCCAACGGTTACCGTTGAATCGGCGACATTCAGCAGCATTACCATCTCGGCGTCAGGAGCGACAGACTGATGGCTATCGTAGGATACAATGTGTACCTTGTCCCTGCAGGCGGCACTGTAGACGACAGGATCAAAATCACTCCGAGTCCCATTCCAGGACCGGAATTCAACTATCCTGCAGAGTTTCCGAATACGGAATACGACCTGCGGATGACGGCAGTTGATGAGGCTGGTCTAGAGTCTCCTCTCTCCAATCCAGTTTCGCCACTGCCGAAAACTCTCGAGTATTCGCCGGGTGATCCACTTTCGCCCGCGGACGAGGCGGCGATTGACGCAATCGTGGCTGCCTCCATGGCTGAGAGCAAGCAGCCGGGCATCCTGATCGCCGTAGACGGCCCACGCGGCAAACTCACCAAGGCGTACGGTGTCACCAAGCTGTCGGGCGGTCGTCCGCTGACGATTGCTGATCACGCCTGGATCGCTTCGACAACAAAGACATTCACCTCGCACAGAGTCATGCGTGCAGTTGCCGATGGTCTGCTGAGTCTTGATGATGTCGTGTCGACGTACATCCCGAGCGTTCCGAATGGTAACCTCATCAAGATACGACATCTGCTCCAGATGCGATCGGGTATCTACGATTACACCCAGCATCCGCTCGTTCTGCTGAGTATGTCAATCTTCCCGACTGCCAGCTGGAATGAAGCAACTATCTTGAGCTACATCCAATCTGGCACTCCGTACTTCACTCCGGGTACCGCGTACCAGTACAACAACGGCAACTTCGTCCTTCTCGGCCTCATCCTCAAGAAGATCACCGGGCGGTACATCCGGAACATGCTCATGGAGGATACTGTTGTGCCGCTGGGTCTTACCGAGACTACCTGGCCGGTGAACTCCAGCGGGTACGGCGTGCCGAAGACACCAGAGCCGGCAGCGACCACTTCGCAGTGGAATCCGGATATGCTCGGTTGTGCTGGCGGATTCACCTCCACGGTCACCGACCTCATCACCTGGGCGAAAGAGCTCCGTGACCACACTCTCATGGATGAAACGATATGGGAGCAGTGGACCGATCTTAGCCAGAGCTTCTGGGGTTATGCAGCTCCGTTCCGCGAAGGAACTCCGGTGCAGTTCGGCTATGGCCTTGGCTTGGAGTCAACCGGCACGTGGTTCGGGCACAACGGAAGCTGGTTCGGAGCCGGATGTCAGGCTGCCTTCGAGAAGAATACTGGCGCAACAATCGCCGTGTCTGAGAACCTCCAGACCACCACTAGTAACGGCCCTGTGCCTCTGGCAGCATACACCACGATTTTCCGGAAGGTCGCTGAGTATTTGTACCCCGGATCCATGGACGACCAGGTCTACCCGCAACCCTAGGAGCAAACATGATTGAGATGCACTGCCCGGTACAGGTGAAGCGGAATGGCAAAACTGTTCCGTGTGGATTCGCTCGGATCATTCCTTCTGGCTCGCAGACACCGCGCTGCCCGATCCATGAGCCCACCGAACTCTGGCTGGACGCAGAGGCTGGATTCCGGAACAGAGTTGAGATTTGGCTGCAGGCTGAGCAGGCTTACCTCGGAGGGAACTCCTGACACATGCCTGAGTGGTTGCCAGAACGATTCGTTGCCCTCCAAGGGATTCCGAGCGAGGAAGCTTTTGGAGGGATCGAGTCTGCTACACCTGGACCGGCTTCTGTCCTGATGGCCGGTATCCCGAGCGCTGAAGCGTTCGGTGACATGGTATGCATCGGACCACCACAAGGCGTTCAGATGCAGGGCATCCCGAGCGCAGAGGCGTTCGGCGGCAGCGTTGTTCACCCCGGACCTGCGACAGTCGGATTGTTCGCCAAAGGAAGCGACGAGGCGTTCGGCAACATGACTGTGACGCGTGGCCCGGTAAATGTTGGGCTACAAGGAATTCCAAGCGCCGAGGCATTCGGTACGTTGACGATTCCGTCGGCTGTGGGTTATGTCTCAACGAGCGCTGGCAACAAGGTCTTCGCAACATCTCTGACATTCGATCACACAGTCAATGTCGGCGATTACGTTATTGTGCAACTTGAAACGAGCCAGGCAGCATCGATCACCAGCGTCACCATCGGTGGCGTCGCCATGGCTCAGCTTGGGATCCTGCTTGTTTCGAGCGGATACATTCATGCGCTCTATGGTCTGAAGATCACGGCCGGAATGGGCTCTGGATCTAAATCCATTGTTATCACTCCGAATACGAACACTGAGCTCGTCGGACGTTCTGTCGCATACAGCAATGTCGTTTCGGTGAGCGCAGCAGTGACTGTTGGCCCGACCACAGGTAGCGCGCTGTCGCATCCCAGCTTGACGTGTAATTCTGGTGAACGAATCGTCCAGGGATTCGCAGCTTCAAACCCATTGGCGAGCGGTGTCTCCTTCAGCTCGCCGTCTGGCGGAACGAACAGATACATGTTCCCAGGCTCGAATCGTCTCGGTATCACGCTGAGTGATTCACCGACGAATACAAGCTTCGCTGTCACTGCTACCCCTGCTAACTACTGGAACAGCATCGCTGTCGTCCTCAAACCTGTGTAACGAGAAAGGATCCAAGAAATGGCAAATGCGATCTACGGCAAGGCTCGCCAGAAGTTTGGTGAAGCCGGGATCAACTGGACTGCCGACAACATCAAGGCAGTCCTTGTGGACGTGGCAGACTACACCGTCGCCATCGACACTCACGAGTTTCTCTCGGACATCCCTGCCATTGCTCGTGTCGCGACTTCTGCAAACTTGACCGGGAAGTCGAATGTGTTGGGCGTCATGGATGTCGGAGACTTCGCATTCACGGCTGTGACCGGGGATCCCTCGGAGGCTGTGGTCTTCTACAAGGACACCGGCAATGCAGCGACCTCGCCGCTGATCAGCTACCATGACACGGCGACAGGGCTTCCGGTCACACCCAATGGTGGCGACATCAACATCGTCATCGACAGTGGAACCAACAAGCTCTTCAAGCTCTGAGAAAGGATTGCAGACAATGGCTTTGGACGCAGACCAGGTCAACGAGGAAGAGCGCAAAGAGGCAGGCCGCCAGGCTGCCCAGGCGGTGCTAGACAGTACCGGCACCGTTGAGCGTAAACCTGTCGGCAACACCTCTGCTACCGAATACCCGTACACCTACTGGTACGTCGTGGGGTGGAACGAGATCGTTGAGGAGTTCGAGCGCGCTTCTGAGTGAATCTCTGCACATCTGTTCGGCTCGAATCGGGTTGGTAAGGTCTTCTTCGGGTAGAATTGGCAGTGATTTGACAATCTCATGATGGGGATTCACGAATGTCTTTCATTCAGAAGCAAGGCTATTGGAAGTCTGAGAACGGCTGGCGTATGTGCGACACCGCCGAGCTCGACTACGGCGTTGTTCCGGGAACCAATTTCAAGCTCGGCGTCCGCAAAGGCTCTCCCAACATCATCCTGAAGTCGTTGATTTGGAGACTCAACCGGATTGAGCCGATGATCGTAACTCAGATCGGTTGCTACACCGCCACGAACTCCATGGCCAACAGCAACCACAACTCAGCCACAGCCATCGACTACAACTGGAACAAGCACCCGTATCAGCAATGGAACACATGGCCGAATCGCTCGGCCGTTGACCAGATTGTCGCTGACTTCCGAGGCATCATCGAGTTCGGCGGTAACTGGACCTCTCCTCGTGACGAGATGCACTTTGAGCTGCACTTCGCCGAAGGACACCAGGGCACTGAGGATTTGGCTCGCGACCTCCTCAATGGCCTGTGGGGCATCTGGGCTCCTGGCAGCGGCCCGAGCGCTCCGCCTGCCTCTGGCGGAGACGCCGGCATTCTGACGATCGGTTCTACCGGTGAGGAAGTGCGCAAGCTCCAGGACGGCATGAACAAGGTCTTCCCGAACTACCGCTCGATGCCGCTGGACGTGGACGGAATCTACGGCCCGATGACAGCCGCTGCCGTGACGGAATTCCAGCAGCGCTCTGGCATCTCGGTGGACGGCGATGTTGGTCCGGAGACCAAGGGTAAGCTCGCTACGTACGGCATCGTGCTCTCGGGTTCGAGCGCACCGACCACGCCTCCGGTCGTTGTGCCGGAGAAGAAGTGGCCGCAGACTGCCAGTGACCGTGAGCTTCTGGAGTACATCGCGAGTCAGCTCGGCCCCGGCGATCCCTCGTGGCCTGTCAAGCTCGGAACCAACGAGAAGGGTGAGCCTCTCACCGTTCGCGATCGGCTTGGGCTGACTGCCCAAGATGTTGCCCGTCTACTGGAAGGACAAATCTGATGGGAAATCTGTCGAACTACTGGAAGGCCGGCATTGCACTCGTCGGCACCGCAGGCACAGCTGTTGCGACGCTCGCCGCCGACGAGAACGTTCGCAATGCTGCTGGTGAGTCCGGAGTGACGTGGCTGGCTGTTGCCGGCGTTGCCCTGACCACCGCGCTGACCTGGCTCAAGCGCAACGAGCCTACGGTCTCTGAAGCAGAAGAGATCATGCGTCGTGCAAAGGCACGAGCGACCGATTCCTCTGTGTAAGAGGCTGGTTGCAGCTGCTGTGGTGTCGGTCATGGTTGTAGTCACGACGGTGTCGTGTCCTGTGTCTCGCGCAGATGACCATAATCAACAGCACAGCCAGCTGTGCAGAGACGAGGAATACGTGGAGAAGCATCCCGTTGAATGCGGCCGCGTAGAAAGCGGACCCATCGGCATCAACCCTCCCACCGGCCACGGTGGCGGAGGAGATCGGCGAGGGCTCCTTGGTAGAATTCTTGGAGGTCTTGGTCTGGGAGGGTTGCTTTGATCCGGATATTCAAGTGCAGGTTGCTACGCAAGGTTTTCCACAAGCCAGCTCGCGTGGACCACGGCCGGATGTACATGTGCTGCATCTTCGGCCTGCTGTTGTGGTCAATGAGCCTGTTGGTGATCGGGCCAGTACCGAGCTCTGCCATAGATGAGCTTTCGGACTATGTCCAGAATGTCCTTGCTTGTTGTATATTCATCGGCTCTGTAGTGTGCACATTCGGAATTGCTACTGGCACAAGGTTTTTCCTGCCGAAGGCCGACGTCCGGCTGTCATACAAGTTCGCGCTGTGGGGAATACCGGCAATCGCCGGTAGCATCGGCACATATATCTGGGCAATCGTTCACGACACCGGATCCTTCTGGGTCTCCACTTATGCAGCTGCTGTGGGTGCTGGTGTTTGCCTCGGAATCATCTGGAATGGGCTAGATTTGGCATTTGAGATAGCTCGTCTCGGGGAGGAGATCCAGTATCTCAAGGACGGGGAGCCGAACGACGACGAAGTAGTTGCAGAGGACTGACGATGAATGCGAATGTCGATGTGGGTTGGGTACTCACCCTGCTAGGGATCATTTCCGCCAGTGGGCCGGTGCTCAGCGTTGTGCTCGACTATCGCAATCGCAAGCGCCAAGCAATCTCTGATGCCGGACTCAAGGATGCCGACGCCAACGTTAAGCTGTCCGAGGCAAGTTACAAGCGGCTCTCCGAGCAAGAGCTCTCACAGAAGGTGATCAGCCTCAACGATGAGCGCTGGATCACTCGTGAGAGGCGTTGGGCCGAACGCGAAGAGGCCATGGAGCAGGAGATAGCTCAGCTCCGGGGCGAGATCGAGATGCTGCGGAATGACATGACAGCTTACCTCGAATACATCGCCAATGATGAACAGTGGCATTTTTACGACCGCATGAGCCGTATACAGGCTGGACTGCCAGAAGCCCATGCACGCACCACCTTCCAGCAATTCATGGAAGCTCGCAAAGCCTCAACGGTGTAGGAGAATTGATCATGGGACTTCCATACAAGAAGGGCTCCAACGGACCTGAGATTCTGGTCTGGCAGAACTGGGCGTATCGCTACGCGCCGTCGTATGCCAGCGTGATCGGTCCGAAAGATGCCTACTTCGGCAATGGCGAGGACGCCTTCGTCCGACAGATGCAGTTCCGGCTGGGCATTCCGGTCACCGGCATCTTCGACCAAATGACTGCTGAGATGACCGGGTTCAAGCCAGGCTCTGTCGTGGTGTCTCCTCCAGTTATCAAGGAGCGCCGCAAGATATGGTTCTACAGCAATGCCGGCTCGGGAGCCGATTGGAATGTCGGTCCTAGCTTTGAGATCGGAGAGCTCTGCAAGAACATTCTCAAGATCAACCACCAGCCAGTCAGCTCGGCCATCGGTGGCTACCTCGGCTTGCTTGGCGGAGACGCCAAGCTGTCGTATAACGATGTTGTGTACGACCAGTACAAGTCCATTGAATGGCTGCTGGACAATAACATTGACATCAGCGACAAAGACCTCGAGCTGTGGTTCTCCGGCTACTCACAGAAGGCCGATGGGCTTGAAGATGCACTCGAAATCCTGTTCGGGGATGGGGGATTCAGGATTCCCAAGACCGGCGAGGTCACTGGCCCCGGGAAGTACCGGCATCTCCGCAGCCGAATTAATGGCGTCATACAGATCGGCAATCCCAGCCGGCAGCCCGGAGCCACCAAGGTGTCCGGCAATCCTCCGGGCTGGGGCATCGCCCGGAAGAAACGGCCAGATTGGCTGAAGGCGTTGATATTTGACATCGTCGCTCAATCTCCTGGTGCCCCAGACTTTTACGCGGCCTGCGACGATGAGATTCGCCCGCTCTTCTACGAATGGTTCACCAAGGCAGAGACCGAGCTTCCGTTCGTTGTGTACACAGCTCAGATCATCATCCCAGCCCTGCTGAACCTGGTTGCGCCGTTCCTCGGTGCCCTGGGCGGCGTTGCGAGCCCGCTCGCTGGCGGAATTCTCGCCGGGGCAACAGGTTTGCCGATGAACATTGTTAGTAGCATGCTCTCAGGAGTGATCGGTTCTACAGAACCTCCGAACCCCAAGCTAATTGAGCTTCTCTCCATCAAAGGTCTCCTCACGAACATCCCGCAGCTGATTCACCTTCTGACGCAGGTGTCCGGAGTGCAGACGCATGGCGAGTACCACCTCCCGAAGCCCGAATTCAATGGTCGTACTGGTATCCAAGTTGGCTACGACGTCGTGGCAGGATTCCGGCGATGAGCGCTACTGATACCGAAGCGCTCAACGCGGCGCTGATTCTGCTGACACTCATCACCGGGGACAACTGGGATCGTGACCGGCTGGTTGCGCAGGCCAGCTCACTCAAGGGCTTGGCTCGCCAAACGCTCCTCAAGCAAGGCGTCTCAGCCAGCGATGCGGACGAGATGGTGGACGAGCGCTGGGAAGCTTACGGCGACCCAGAACCTGCAACGGTTCGGAGTGTCCGAGAAGACTCGGCAGCGTCCGATACAGCGCCCAAGATGGACCTCTCTCCAGGAGTTGCTCCGACCGGTGAAGAGCTGCGAGCGCGGGTGCGTCGCCGTATGGACGAGAAGAACTGGCAGAAGCCGGAGCCTGTGGAGACTCCGGCTTCTGATAGTTAGCTTAGCTAGTTTTTGCTGCCCTCCTTGAGAAGCTTCCGGGTGTCCTTGACCAGCTGCTTGAATTCGCCGCCGAATTGACGACCGCCGCAGATCGGGCCGATGCCGAGGGCGATGCTCAGCTCGTCGGTGAGCGTACGGCCGCAGCAGACGCAGGTTCCGTACAGAACTCCGAACTCCTTTGCATCTTCGTAAGACAGCTTGTGATCGGGCCGGATGTCCTTGATGGCTCCCGGAGCGTAAGCGAAGCTGACCTCGAAGTGATGAGGGTCGGCTGCCCCAATTGACACCGGAACGCCGTTCCCGTCGACACCGATGATGCTGGCTTTCTTGGCGTACATCTTGCCTGATCCGTGCACGGCTTTCTGCACCTTGTAGAAGGTGTCGTCGACTTTGTACATCCCGGCTTCGAGCTCGACCGGCTCATCGACCTTCTCGACCTGCGTGGCGTACTCACCGTCACGCTGCATCGACCCGGCCCCGGTGACCACGCGGACCTTGTCTGCAGCCTTCTCGGCCATGGGCTTGAGCCAGTCGATCAGAGCACTCGCACCCTGCGAGGTGAACGGCTGATAGCAGTACTCGTAACCCTCAGCGGCCCCACAATTCTCGAGGACGTAGGCCAGCCCCTGGTTGACGCGCTCGCCGAGGTGATCGGAAGTCATGATGTTGCGAACGTCCACCGGCACGAGCGGACCGTTGTTCGAACTCTTATCGGACTCCATCGCCCAGGTGATCATGAGTCGGAGAGTCGCCGCGCGGCTGACACCCTTGGTACGGTAGTCGTTGGCCCAATCCTTGGTGGCGAGGAGATCGGCAACGTACTTGACCTGCTTCGCGCTGGCGGGATGGATGGTGGTCATGAGAACAACCCGGCAATCGCAGCATCAGCCTCGGCCTTGGTATCGAACTTACCGTAATTGACAGTTCCGTTCTCAGGAGTGTATTGGTCGATACTCCAACCGTTGCTGCCGCCGGTGAGTCCGAAGTTTCCGACAGGGGTGATGTACTGGTAGTGACCGGCGCACACCTTGCGGATCTTAATGGTCATTTTGGATTCCCTTCGGTTCGTCCGGAACGCCTTCGTAGTTCCGCTGACAAGGAGAACGTTACGGCAAGTTTTGCAACTTCGCTACTCTTTGGAGAAAATCGGAAATACAGATTCCGGCCTCGGGTCTGTGACCAGCACAAACCTGTGGCAATTGCACAGAACGCCTTTCGGCGTCTCCCAGCAGGCAGCGTGTCCGCCAGGCCTCGGTTGGTAGTGCGAGGACCAAGGATGCCCACAGGTGCATTGATCGCAGGAGTAGCGCACGACCTTGATCAGCTCAAGGCCGCGCATCGCCCACTGCCAGGGGTTCACGCCAGCTCCCGAAGCACAGCCAGAACAGCCGCGCGCATCCGAGGTTCCGGCATGTTCTTGAACACAGCCACCTCCTCCTTGACACCCGGCAGGTAGACCCACCACTGCCGGTCTTCGCCCTGCTCGTTGCTGTGCGCCGTGGCTCGCCCGGTCTCACGCCACTCGCGTGTCTCGGGGTCTTGCCGGCGTGCGATCGCACTGTTCTTGCGAGTCTCGATCGTCGGCCAGTTCTCGACCTCGTCGGTCAGTGGCGGAGTCTTCAGAAAGTCCATCAGCGTCACGAGTCGCAACATGATCTGACCGGGCTCGTCGGTGTACCGGCTGCCGATGCTCGTGACCAGTTTGTCCAAGTGATTGTACATCACCGTGACGATCTCGGTCTGCCCACGCCGGTACTCCACCTTGACGGTTGCCCCGGCTGTGGTGCCGCGAGGGAGGCTGAAGTCCCGGGCGTTCCAGCCGTTCTTGGCTGCGATCTCGGCGACTTCTGCACGCTGGTTGGTTGTGGTGACGGGCATGTCGATTCCCTTCTGTTACTTGGAAATTAGATGAAGCTCGCCTTGCTGCTTAGCTTGGCGCCGTGCGGTAGTACAGGACAGTTTTTCCAGTTTGCTGCATTAGCAGCTTCGGCAAGGAATGGGCCACGATGACCGGCACTGAACTCGCTCATGATTTCGGCGACAAGCATCTTGCTGATCACCTTGCCGCCGTTACGCGCGGCGATCACGACATGCATAGCGATGGTGTCGGCGGCTTCTGTCTTGGTCATGAAGAGAAGCTTACTCTATCGGGCCGATTCGGGCTACTGCTATTGACATGCGGAAACAGAAGCATCGGCAAAAACTTTCGGCCCGAACTAGCGCGAATCGGGTCGAATACCGTATCGTTCCTCTCGTCAGCCTCTCCGACCTCGCAAGGAGCCTCGAAAATGAGCCACTGGATTGCCACCGACGACGTCAAGTGCACCTGCTTAACGCGTGACAGCGGTCGCCATGGCCAGGAAGACTTTGCTCATGCAGTTCGTTGCGCTGCAGCCGAGGATCACGAAGTTCTGGACGCGAGCGACATCCGTGAACTCGCCGAAATCGCAGCGAATTCAGATATCGACACCGCTGTCAGTATCTACCGCGCTGTTCTGAATCGAGCTGGGAGATGACCGATCCAGCCGATCGCGAAGAGCCGCCAATCTGCGAGCTCTGTGGCGGATACATCAACGACCACGAACCCACTTGCGAAACCCAACTCCCCGAACCTACCGAAGAGGAAGCGTAATCACCATGGCCGCAAAGGAATCCATCATCAGCCGAGTTCAGAAGCTGCTCAATGTCGCGATGGACGAGCGAGCTCCGGAAGCCGAGCGAATCCTCGCGCAGGAGCGCGCTGACAAGCTGATGGCGCAGCACATGATTGACCAGATGGACCTCAAGCAGGACGATCCGAACCGCAGCCGGGTCACCTCCACAATGTGGAAGTTCCAGATGCACTACGAGTTCTCGGAAGCCATCAAGTCACTCCTCAGCGCCGTCGTGATGCACACCACCTGCCGTGCATCCATGCAGATGGACTACCACGATCGTGAGACGCCGTTCCACATCACGATCGTGGGAACCCCGGAGAACATAGCCTACGCCGAGCGGCTCTGGATGATCGTGTTTACCGAGCTGGTTCGGAACATGTTCCCGCGCTGGGATTCCCAGAAGACCTTCGACGCCAATGTCTACACATTCGTCAAGGGTGGATTTAAGTGGCGCGAGATCCACGAGATCGCCTACAAGCACGCGCCCGATGCGATTCCGGATCCGTACCCGCGTGACGGTCTGCGCTACGACTGGCAGACGGCCCGGTATGTCAGTGATGGCGGAAGGCTCAAGCGCTCCTACAACCGCGAGCTCAAGCGGCTCGGCGAAGAGGTTGAGAACCACACTTCCCGCCACGGAGCGTATCGGGTGAGCTACGTCTCCTCGTTCGTCTCAACCATCCGCAATCGACTGTTCGAGATGCGCTCGAGCAGTACAGAATCCGTCAGCGACAAAGACAAATACGCTCTGGCCCTGCGGAATTCGCAGGACGAGGCCGACGCCGAGTTCTACCGGCTGTTCCCGCAGTTCGATCCGGAGACCATCCGCCGGCAACGCGAAGCAGCGTACGCGGCTGAGAACGCTCGTCGGGCAACCATGACGCAGGAGCAGATAGATCTGGAAGACGCCCAGCGCGCCAGAGAAGAGGAGCGGGCTCGGAAACACTACGAACGGCTCCGCGAAAAGAAGTACGATTCTGCTGGATGGGCAAAGGGCAGCGCCGTTGCCAAGAAAGTCAATCTGAACAGCGACACTCCAATTCAGCACAGCAAGAAGGAAATCGGATGAACGTCGAAATCATGGCCAGCATGCGGAATGCTCGCCATCACCACCACTCAGCTTGGAAGCCACGGAAGGAAGACCGATGAACGACGCCCACGACAACGCCAGCCAAACCCTCAAGCTTGCAAGCGAACTGAACGAGGCCGTAATTGCATTCCGAGAGAGCTCGCAGCTCGGCAAGAGCCTGTATCGTGCAATCGACAAAGCCATTCTGATGGCCGAGGCAGCTGACAGGCTCAACGGCCACCTCCTCGAAGTCATCAACGAGTCCTAGCCGAACCATCAGCAACTATACTCAACAGAACTAGAAGGGAATCATCATGGCCAAGCAAACGTCCGCAGTCGCCTCTGGCAAGGCCGCTCCTGTCATCGCCCTGGCGGAGAAGCACGGCTGGACTCACGAGGTCAAACAGGACCACAAGAACGACATCACCACACTCAAGTTCGAACGCGAGAACGTGAAGGTCAATCCCGGTCTCGTCGAGACCGTGGAGATCCGGTGGGACGGGAATTCCTGCAAGGAGACGCCGGTCGTCAGCTTCGACGGACAACTCCGGTACGTCCGGAATGTCGCCGCTGCCAAGCGCGTCCTCGAGGCCACACAGGAACAGAACGGCGAGCCGTTCCAGAAGCGTGTCGCTGCGAAGCAGGGTCTGCGGAAGGCCGCGCCGGTGAAGCGCGCGCCGAGCAAGACTCGCAAGCTTCCGTTCACCGGCGAGAGCACCGATGACGAGATCAAGGCAGCCGCGCTCGGACGCAAGATCGTTTGGCTGAACAGTATCTCGGGCCAGTTCGAAGAGGACGTCGTCCTCAAGGACAAGAACCGCAACGGCCATTACTACGTCTCGCACACCGGCGAGAAGCGCCAGCTGAGCTTCGTCGGTTCGTACGGATTCCGCTCGGTCAAGCTGGACGCAATTGCTGCAGTTCGCTGATTCCACTAGCGCGAATCGGGCCGATGGCGTAACGTTCTCCTTGTGCAGAACGGAAGGGAATCCGAGATGAGTAAATTTCAGGTTGGCGATCGTGCGCGAGTCGTCAAGGTCGTCGACATTGACAGCGATGATCGCCATGAGTACACTGACCCGGCCGAAGCCATGGCTCACCTGGGTGGATACGGTCCTGGAATCGGCGATATCGTTGTCATCACCGAGGTCAATGTGGCCAAGGGTCATTACGACTGCAATGCCAAGTTCGAGGATGACGATTCTGACCTTAACGAGGACTTCGGTTTTCTCGATGAAGAGCTGGAGCCAGTCAAGTGACCAACCAGCGCACTTGGAAAATTTGGATCGAGGAAAACAAGATCATCCTGCAGACCGATGGCTACGATCCGGCTGTGGTTGAGAACATCAAGCTCTATCTCCCGACTCCGCGCTCGTGGCGGCCTAGCACCAAGACCTGGGCTGTGCCGCTCATGTGGGAGACCTGTGTCGCTCTCCGCCAGTTGGCGAATCGGCACCGGGCCGACCTAAAGATGAGCGACGAGCTGCGGCACTGGGCGATGGCCGAGAAGATGCGCCTCGCAGCGATTCCCGATGTCAATAGCCATGGTCTGCAGCCGATTCCGAACATCGAGCGCCAATCTCCTGCTATGGCTGAGGCTTTGAAGTCACGTCCGTTCCAAACCGTCGGCATCAAGTTCGCCACGACGGCTCGGAACGTCCTGATCGCTGATCATCCCGGTCTCGGGAAGACGCTGCAGACGATCGGCGCTATGGTTGAGGCCGACGTCAAGGGGCCGATCCTCGTGGTTGCCGCACCAAAGTCAGCAGCGGTTATCACCTGGCCGAACGAGCTACGGCAATGGGTTCCGGGCGATCTCGTGTATAGGATTTCAAGCAGCCTCACCGCACAACAACGAGCCGAGGAGGTCAGGAAGGCTGCTGCGACAGCGACGGAAATGTCCAAGTTATACAGACGTGTATGGGTCGTGACAAGCCCGAATTACGTACGGTTCAAGGCCGACATGGATCAGTACGGGAACTACGTCTACGAGAAGGGCAAGAAGGTCATATCGCCTGTGCGCGAGGCCATTCCGGATCTTCTTGATGTTGAGTGGTCCGCCATCATCGTGGACGAGAGCCACAAGACCCTGGCCTGCGGAACGGGCAACCGGAAGAAGTGGTCGGCCCAGCGAGTTGGCCTCGAGCTGCTCCCGCTCAAGAAGGGCGGCATCCGTATTGCCTTGAGCGGGACGCCTTTCCGTGGTAAGGAGGACAACGCCTACGGCACGCTGCAGTGGCTCCGACCCGATCTGTACCGCGGATTCTGGAAGTGGGCAGAGCGCCACTTCGTGATCTATGGTGATGGATTCAGCCAGATCGTCGGCGAAGTCAAGGACCAGGATGCCTTCTACGACGAGCTCAAGAACGTGATGATCCGTCGGACCAAGGCCGAGGTGGTTCCGGATTTGCCGGCCAAGATCTACGCGGGCGAGCGGCTCGACCCGGAAGATCCCGCAAGCCCAGTGGCAGTGTGGCTTCCGATGGAGGGCAAGCAGAAGACCATGTACAACGAGATGGTCAAGAACGCTGCTGCCAACCTCGAAGGTGGAATGCTCACGGCCAATGGTGTTCTGGCGGAGTTGACCCGTCTCAAGCAGATGGCGTGCTCCTTCGGCCAGAGGATCGACAACGCTGATGGCACTGACGGGTTCCTGCCCGCGTTGCCGAGCAACAAGTTTGACTACCTGGTTGACTTCCTGAGCGACCGTGGCATCGGCAACGGTGAATTCGACCCGACCTGTAAGGTGATCGTCGCGAGCCAATTCACCAAGCTCCTCAACGTGTTTCACGATGAGCTCGCGAAGCTGGGAATCAGGGCACATCTGTTGACGGGCAACACTCCTGAGAAGAAGCGCATTGCGATGCAAGAAGAGTTCCAGAACACCAAGATTGGCGATGACACGCCACATGTGTTCTTGCTCAACACAATTGCCGGCGGTGCCTCGATCACGCTAGACGCGGCCGACGATGTCGTGACGCTGGATGAGACTTGGAACAAGGATGATCAAGAACAGGTCGAAGATCGCGCTCATCGTATCAGTCGGACCGACCACGTCGTAACGATCTACAATCTGCGCAGCCTCGGCACCATTGAGGAGCGGATAGCCACCTCGGCATTCGCCGCCGAGCGCAGCATCAAATCAATCATCGACGGTACGCGTGGCGTTGAGTTCGCTTTGCAGATGTTGGGAGAATCGTGAGTACCTTTGATCTGATCTTCGTGACGGCTGCCTTGAGTGGTTCGTCAATGTACTTGCTCGCGTGGCGAATTCATCGTAATCACCCGACTGTTCAGCAGATCGAGGAGTACATGGACCGTCACCTTAGGACTGAGGAGATAGAGTTCTCCGAGCGCCAGCTGTTGGCTCGAATGGCACGAGCGAACCGTGCCGAAGTTCCTCGAATCAACTCTGGTGGCACAGCACGGATCTCACGGATGCACGTGGTACGAGAGGGGAGAAACCTCCGAGAGAACTAAATCAGAATAAAAGTCAGAAAAAGTACCTATTCCGACCAAGAGAGCGTAAGCTTCTCACTACCAGACCTAGTAAGCCCACAGAAGGGAAATGAAATGCCTGCAACCAAGGACTCCAAGGAGACCAAAGAGCGCAACGTTCCGGGACCTCGCTTCGACCCGTTCGAGAACCCCGGTCCGCTGGCGGAGGAAGAGGCCGCTTGGCTGAACGCTGAGTTCCCGGGTCTCAACATCAAGCCCAGCCACGTACGCGCTCTGATCTCCAATCACTCACGGTTCCAGAAGTCGCCATCCCGCCAGGCCAACCGGGAGCAGCAGTCGGAGCAGATCGCCAAGGAGCGCGAGGCGCGTGCGCAGCGGGCCAAGGAGCGGGCCGACCTCGCCGAGCAGCGCAAGCAGGAGCGCGAGGAGCGGCGAGCCGCTCGGGAGGCGTCCAAGGCTGACAAGGCCTCTGCCAAGGCGTCTGAGCCCAAGAAGGCACCCGCTCGGAAGGCAGCTCCGGCCAAGGCCACCGCCGCGCCGAAGCCCGCTCCCAAGAAGCGCGTCTCCCGTCCGCGGAAGCGGACCGCCGACATCCCGGCCGACGACGCATTCTGATCCACCCACCCCGCAATGGGTGGCTGAGTCTCTCTGGGGTATGGGGATAGCCCAGAGAGATCTCGGTGGAGACCGGAAGCGAAAGTTACCTCCCGATGGGGTAGCGAGTAGGTGCAGCCCTCCGGTCTCCTCCAAGATCAAAAGCTCAGGAACAGAAGGGAATCTGGAGAGCTTATGAAAATCACCAAGGGTGACATCATTGTCGAACTCGAGAACGGAGACGATCCGTATCAGGCGATCAATTTCCTGAATGCCCTCGAACACAGCAACGATTACGGATACTCGCATCCTCCGCAAGACCCGTCTATCCTCACTCCGAAGCAGCGTGAGATTTACAACGCTCTTCTTGATCATCCGGAAGGTGCACACTACACTGTGATCGCTGAAGAGACCGGTCTCGCGCCCAATGTGGTGAATGGTCGTTTAGCGCACCTGCACAAACATTATAAGAGCCTTGTGCAGCGCACCCAGTGGGGCGTGTATCAGGCGGTGCGCTGATGCCAGTTCGTCAGCCTCTGCCTCTACTCAGAACGAGCGAGCGCACCGCGTACAAGCGTTGTCCATGGAAGTGGTACCAGAGCGCTGTGCGCGGGCTCGTTCCCAACAATCCTCGCCAGGATGCACGGTGGTTCGGCACAGGCATTCATCTGTGCAAGGCTGAATGGTACATCCCGGGCCGGAAGCGCGGCCGAAACATGCACGACACCTGGGACGAGTACTCGCAGGGCACCTTCACGACGGTCAGCACGCAAGGGCTCGTCAACGATGAGTGGGAACGGGAATGGCTCGACGCCAACGAGCTTGCCCACTCAATGATCGACTCCCATCTGGAAGTGTATGGGAAAGACGACAATTGGGAAGTCATCGCCGTTGAGCATCCGTTCTCGGTCCTGATTCCGCACCCTGATAAGGCGATCGCTCGAGCTATCTGCCGGTATGTCGGCACCATCGATTTGATCATCAAAGAGCTTGATACACAAGAGATTTGGCTCGACGACACCAAGACGGCCAATCGGATCTACACCCATCATCTGCCACTCCTCGAGCAGCCCGCTGCGTACGTGGCGGTGGGAACACATGTGCTCCGGGAGGAAGGGCTGATCGGCCCCAAGGAACGCGTCAAGGGCATCATCTTCGACTTCATGCGCAAGGCCAAGCCAGACGATCGTCCTCGGAACGAACGCGGAGAGTACTGCAACAAGCCCATCAAGAAACACTATATCGAAGCGCTGGCTGGTAAACGAGACTATGCCAAGCCTTTGGAAAAATGGAAGTTAGACGAACTGGCCGAGGAAGCTGAGCACTTAGGCATCACGGTGCTCGGTGATGTTTCAGCCAACCAGGGTGCCCCGCTGTTCCTGCGCGAGAAGATCACGAAGAGCCCGAAGGAGTGCTCACGGCAGATCAAACGGATCGGCGAAGAGGTGCTGCACATGAATATGGTGCGCGCCGGCAAACTTCCGATCCTCAAGACTCCTCAAGATGACTGCAACTTCTGCGATTTCTTCGATCTGTGCGAACTCGATGAGTCTGGCGGAGACACTGAGTATTTCGAGTCTCAGGCGTTTGTCGTCCAGGACATCTATGCGGATCATCGTGATGGCGCTGAGAATTCGAAGACCAGCGTAAAGAACAAGACTAAGACAGGAGTCCGCTGATGTGGTGGGAGCACTGGTGGTCTGTAGCAGGAATGATCGCATGGATCGGTTTCATCGTTGTGTTTGTTAGAGAGTTTTGATGGCCAAGCACTCGGACGCCCCTACGCTGGGCGAGATCGCAGAGCAGCTTCGCAAGTGGAAAGAAGCTGGCGTGACCTTGGGATCCCTCCAATGGGTCATTGATGAACAGGTGTACTTCAAGGAGAAGTCCGATGGCCGGTAATCTGAAAGACATGGGGCTCAAAGAGCTTGCAGCACTCAAGAAGAGGGTTCTCCGCCAACACGCGCTTGGCCGAATCAACGCCGGTGACCGAGCCAATCTGGTTGCCAAGATCGATGATATCGAGGCGTACATCATCAAGATGCCCGAGGGCAAGGCAACACGATTCAAGGACTTCTACTGATGAACGCTTTGCAATGGATCGAAGCTACGAGAGACATCATGCTGATCTTGGCGTGCATCTTCTTCATGGCCAAAGTGTTGGCAGGTGAGTGATGGTAGCCTGGACTGCCAAGTGCGCGCAAGAGCAAAGGATTCTGAGAGAGGGGTTGTCCAAGACAGAAGCCTGCAGAATTAAGACCAGACACCAGAACAAAACTGGACATTACGTGGTTGTATACGGAGAAGAAAGGAGTGAAATGCTCACTGATAAAGGCGTTTTGATGCAAGTCCGACAACGCGCGCTCGAGCTCGCCGTCAGCGATAGTACGGATAGCCCCGAAGCCATCGTCAAGCGTGCCGAGGTGTACGCCAAATTCCTGGAGGGAGGTGATTCCGTTGGTGGCCAGCAAGATCATCAAGATAGCTGATGACGACGACTATGTCAACATCCTGATCTACGGCGACAGCGGTGTCGGCAAGACCGTACTCTGTGGCAGTGACGACAAGATCTTGTTCGTTGCACCCGAGGACAATTCAGACGGTTTGCTCTCGGCTCGCCTGGCGGGGAGTACTGCTGACAAGTGGCCGATCAAGGACTGGAACGATCTAGTCGAGGCGTACAACTACCTCGATGAGCTCGAGGAGATTCCGTACAACTGGATCGTGGTTGACTCGTTGACCGAGATGCAGATCATGGCGATGCGGGACATCCTGGACCGTGCGGTCGAGGAGAATCCCAGCCGTGATCCTGATCTTCCGCAGATCCAGGACTGGCAGAAATACTACGAGATGGTGAAGCGGATGATCAAGTGTTTCAACGCTTTACCGTGCAACGTCCTGTACACGGCGTTGTCCCGCCAGACCGAAGACGAGGAGGGTACCGAGTACCTCATCCCCGATCTTCAGGGCAAGAAGGACAACTACGCCAAGCAGGTCGTCTCGTGGATGACGTCGTTTGGCTGCATGCAGATCAAGCGCGTCCGTGACAAGTCGGAAACGGACGAGCTGCGCAAGAAGGTGAAGGAGGTGCGCCGAATCACCTGGAAGGATACCGGGATCGTTACCGGCAAGGACCGCACCAACGCCCTCACCCCGTACACCGACATCAAGGACGTCACTGATCCGGACAGTGATGGCTTGACCCTCAAGGATATCCGGCTCCGTATCGAGCGGAAGAAGGCAGCTGGCGCAGTCAAGTCAGCACCCACCAAGCGTCCGGTCAGAAAGACTGCACCGGCTCGTCGTACTCAAAAGGAGAGTGCATAAATGCCGAAGCTCAAGCCATTTGACATCGGTTCCGTCGAGGAGATGATCGACGCCGAGAACTCGTTCAACAACGAGGTCGTGCCCAAGGGCGTGTACCAAGCCAAGGTCAAGCGCATGAAGCACGGTACCATCCAGAAGGAAGGTCCGAACAAGGGCAAGAGCCGCTTCTCGGTCCTGCTGGAGGTCGTCGGTCCAAAGTCGGTGCCGAGCAAGTACATCGGCGCAGGCATCTGGCACTCCCTCAATGTGATCCCGAGCTCTGCCGGCTTCGTCAACGAGTTCCTCAACGGCCTGGCAGGGCCGGACCCCGCAGCCCAGACGCGGCTCAAGAAGGCATTCTGGGCGGCCGAGGTCTTCACCGACAAGGATGGCCACGTCCTGAAGATCGGCAAGAAGCGGATCAACGCGGACGGCAACGGCGAGTGCGTCATCACGATCAAGACCAAGGACGGCAAGGACCAGAACGGCAACAAGCGTGCCGAGGTCGCGAATGTGCTCGTCCCCAAGAACGTTGACGACGAAGAAGATCTCGACGATGAGGATCTCGAGGACGACGATCTCGCCGACGTCGACGAAGACGAGGATGACGAAGACCTCGAAGATGACGACGAAGACGACGATGAGGAAGACGAGGAAGACGAGGAAGACGAGGAAGACGACGAAGACGACGAAGACGAGGAAGAGGAAGAGGAAGAGGAAGAGGAAGAGGACGAAGAGGATCAAACTGAAGCTCGCCGTGCGGAACTGGAGAAGAAGACGCTCCAGCAGCTGCGCGTCGAGGCGAAGAAGATCGGACTCACCCCTGCAGAGATCAAGGGTCAGGGCAAGGACGACCTGGTCGACCTGATCCTGAACAACGAGGATCCCTTCTGAGCCACCCGAGGGTATCCGGTTAAACCGGGGTAAACCTGAGGGATTGGTGTGGCGCGCACCTAGGACCAAAACGCGCCTGGCACGACGGCTCTGCCGGGATTAGATACCCCGAACCCGTCACCCTAAGCAACGCTGGTGCGGCAGCGCGGACACCGAGTGTCCCGAGGTCAATCCGAAGCGGTGTGGACCCTGAGGCACCAGGGCACACGATCACACCGGCCCGCAACCACCAACTTACAGACCAACTCACAGAAGGGAATTCAAAATGGAGGTTCACGGAACTGAAGACAACGGATTGATGTTCGTTGCATGTAAAGACGATGGCAAGTACCACGAAACCAAAGTTGGTATGGATCCTGAAACCAAGAGTGCGGGGTCGTCCGTTTCGTACTTCAATCTGCATCGATATTTCGACGGGCTGAAAATCATCAAAACGAAAGAAACGCTTTCCGAGGGTTCCAGATCATTCCATGCAAAGGTCATCAAGAAGAAGGACGGCACAGAAGCCGTTGCAGTTAAGTTTCTCAGGGTCGTTTCAGAACCCAAATTCGAGAATCAGGAAAGCAAGAGCTCTCCAGAAGAACCTCCGAAGACTAAGAGAGTTCGAAACCAACTCTTGAGAGATCTGCAAGTGCACATAGAGTCTGGTCGCGTTCCTGGAATCTCTAAGAGGAATGGGAAATTCAGCTACAACATCCTCCTGGACTCCTGATGCCAACATACTGCGTCCGCTGGCGGCAAGAGGGCGAGACAACGATTCACGCAGACAGCCAAGAAGATGCAGAGGAAGCTGTCAGTGGTATCGTTAACGAGTGGGACATCACTGAACGCACTGATAGCCAAACCGATGATCCTGAGATCATCGACACCCAACTAGTGAGCTGGAGCGATTGAATGACGAATCCGAATGACATCATGCCGACACCGCCAGACATTGCGGGGGTGCTTGGGCTGTGACGAAATCAGTTGCAATTCTCGGCTGTGGCCCTAGCGGGCTGTTGGTGGCGCACGCAGCTGCGATGCTCGGATGGGACTTCCGCATCTACTCGAAGAAGCGCAAAAGCTTCTTGTTCGGGAGCCAGTACCTTCACGAGCCTATCCCCGGCATGACAGACCCAGTTGCCGCGATCGTGACGTACAACCTTGTGGGTACGGCAGAAGGCTACCGGCAGAAGGTGTACGGCAATACCTACGACGGCACGGTGTCTCCCGAAGACCTCAACCACGACCACTACGCCTGGAACATCCGTACCACCTACGACAAGCTCTGGAACGCCTACGAACTTGAGATCGAGGATTGCAATATCGTCCAGTCCCAGTGGCTAGGACACAATCCGTTGAGCCGTGGTGGCCTCTTCAGTGAATTAAGTGGGAAAACGCACGATCTTGTCATCAGCACTGTGCCACGGAAGATCTGGGCGCAGCCAGGCGATGTGTTCGCAAGCCAGAAGGTGTGGGCAATCGGTGATGCGCCAGAGCTGGGGCAGAAGGTTCCATTCGAGCCGAAAACCGACAACACGATCATCTGCGACGGTACCTCTGATATCGGTTGGTACCGGTTGAGCAAAGTGTTCGGGTACACCACAATTGAGTGGCCCCAGAACCACAAACCTCCGATACCCGGTATGGCCGAAGTCGAGAAGCCGTTGTGGCACAACAGCACTGCTGCCTCTGACTTCATTCACCTAGGTCGGTACGGTGCCTGGCAGAAGGGTGTACTGACGACAGATGTGTTCCACCAGGCTCTGAACATTCTCGGTGAAGACAAAATCGACAACCCACACGACATAAGCCAGGTGTGATGTCATCCAAACCTGTTGTTGCACTTGATATCGATGGGACGCTCGGTGACTACCACTCACATTTCCTGCATTTTGCAGAAGGCTGGTACGGACGTCCGATGCCTCCGGCCGAAGAGATCAACCCTGGACTGCCCCTTCACAAGTTTATGCGCACGAGTAAGTCAACCTACAGACAGTGCAAATTGGCTTACCGACAGGGTGGCCTCGAGCGCTCTATGCCTGTATATGCTGGCGCTGCGGAGCTCACCCGCAGAATCAGAGCGGCTGGCGGTGAAATATGGATTTGCACTACCAGGCCGTACCTCAAGCTAGACACACAGTCGCCCAACACAATGCATTGGTTGCGGCGCAACAAGATTCAATTTGACTACCTGCTCTCGGGGCCGCACAAATATCGCGATCTCGTGAAACAGGTTGGGGCAGATCGGATTATCGGAGTACTTGATGATCTGCCCGAGATGTACGAACAGGCTGAGCAGCTCGGACTAGATCCGATCCTGCGAGACCAACCCTACAACCGACACATCACTGTCAACCGGGTGAAGGAACTGTGGGTTGCCAGCATCAATTTTTGTGGCCGTATTGACATTTACAAGAGAAAGCAGAAGGGAACATTATGACCATGTCGAATGAATTCGAAGATGCAGAAGCATTGGAACGCTTGAAGCGCTTGAAGAAAGACAAGAATCAATCAGTTGTCGTGGTGCTCCAAGCAATCACCAGCGAATACGTCAGCCCTGTTGACGACCTGATTCGCCGGCATCTTCCGCCAGCGCTGGAGTTGTTCCGCAGCAAGTCAAGGGATTACAGCGAGCGGTCGGGCATCTTCACGGCAGATCTGCTCGGTGCCAAGGGCCAGTTCGCCGAGATCTGGCGCAAAATTCCTAAGCTCAAGAAGGGCATGTGGGACGGCGAAGAACTCAAAAACGAAGTTGTCGAGGAGATTCTGTACGACATTCTTGGCCATGTGCTTCTGGCTCTAGATATGATCCCGGCTGAAATGCGTATGCCGCCGCAGAGCTCTCACGCCCATCTGAATCTTGAGTCTCTCAAGGAATTCCAGGAACAGATCAAGCGCGAAGGTCCGACGAGTGCCGACGACAAGCTGGCAGGAGGTCCGTGGTGAGCAGGGCATGGATCATCGGCGGTACCTCCGGCATCGGCAAGGCGTGCGCTGACCTTCTTCGCAAAGACATGGTCACCACTTCCACTGGGAAGGACGAATTCGACGTTCGTCAGAGTGAACATTTCTGGCGTCACCAAATCACCGATCTGCAATATCCAACCCACGTCGTTTATTCGGCTGGCATCAATTATCTCAACTGGCTCGGTGAAATGGGATCGAATGACTCTCACCAAGATGTCATTGATGTCAATCTGATGGGATTCATCCGGCTGATGAATGCGATGGTTTGGGCAGGAAAGTTGACTCACTCAGCCGATCCTCCTGGGATGAATAAGTTCCATCGTGGAAATTATCCGTTCGGAGTGAAGCCCAGCATCGTCGTCATCAGCTCGGACGCGGCTGAGCGACCGCTCCGGACAAGCATCGGCTACTGTGCTAGCAAGGCTGGGCTGAACATGGCCGTCAAGGTTGCCGCGCGTGAGCTCGGCCCGCATGGCTGGCGGATCAACGCAGTGTCTCCTGGCATGACCTCGCCCACAGGAATGAGCGATTACGTCGACGAGCGAGTGCCCGAGGTGCGAGGATGGACGCCTGCCGAGGCTGATCGGTACGAACGCAGCCAGGAGGTTGTGCCAGGTCGGATTGATCCCACAGAGGTCGCGCAAGTGGTGTATGACGTGTTGATGGGCCCGCCGCACCTGAACGGATCAATCGTTACAATCAATGGCGGCAGGTAATCCATAAAGGCGACATTCTTTCGCTGAAATACTTACCATATTAACAACCCGAATCGCGCCGGTTGGGGTATATTTCCTCGTAAATAGCTCAGAAGGGACTGTTGGAATGCCTGGTACACGCGCGGGCTGGTCCGAACGGAAACGCCGATTGACCAAGCGTGATCTGGAGATCCTCGCTCCTATATTTGGATTTCGAAACGCTTCAGATTTTGCGGAATTCGTCGAAGAGCAAGATCGTAAAGACGATGATCGCAAGATGATCGAGACAGAACTCGACATGATCGTTACGAGGTCTGAATCGGCATGAAGGATCTCGAGCTCAGCCAGCCAGATCCGTTGCCAGAGAAGCGGAATGGCAGTACCGAGGTGGCCAAGCCAGACACCAAGGCACCTGCCAAGAAGATGAAATATGTGTCGCTGCACACACATTCAACTTTCAGCTATGGTGACGGATTCGGACCGGTCAAGGACCATGTGAAGCGTGTTGCCGGTCTAGGCATGACAGCGTTGGCGCTCACGGAGCACGGCAACCTCTCCTCACATGCACAGCTCGAGAAAGCCGCCAACGAGTACGGCATCAAGCCCATCTTCGGGTGCGAGTTGTACCTCGCGCCGGAGAAGGAAAGCCGCAAGTGGCACCAGACGGTGCTGGCCATGGACGAGCAAGGGCTCCGAAATCTCAACAAGATAGTCACCGAGAGCTGGAAAAACTTCTACCGTTGGCCGACGGTGAGCTGGAAACTATTGGAGGAGCACAGTGATGGCCTCATCGTTCTTAGTGGGTGTGCCGATAGTCTCCTATCATGCACGTTGCTGGGTGGTAAGTCTTACGGCGACAAGCGATTACGCTACAGCGAGCGAGATTTTGCACGTGCCACTAGGGTTATTGGACGGTACCAGCAGATATTTGGCGATCGGTACTACCTTGAAACTCAAAGATTCCCGGGACTTGATCGCACTTGCGTACTCAATCCGGCGCTCGCCCGGCTGGCGGAAGTCACCGGAAGTCATCTTGTTGCAACGGCTGATGTTCATTATCCATACGGATCCGACAATGAGATGCAGAAGATTCTTCACGCGGCTCATCGCGGGTCTACTGTGGAGGCTACTGAGGCATCCTGGGAGTATGACATCCTTCTTACGTACCCGGAAACCGACTCTGAAATCTTCCATGACCTGGTACAAACGGGACTAACCAGAAAGCAAGCGCGCGAAGCAGTTCTCGAAACAGCACGTATCGCCGAGCGCTGCAACGTTGTTCTACCCAAGAACGCTCCGATCCGTTTTCCGTTGCCGCACAACCCTTCTCTGACCGAGGCAAAGCAGGTCACGACTGAGGAGTACTTCCGCCAGCAGTTAAATGAGGGGTGGCACTTCCGATTTGCCACTAACAAGAACATGCGGAAGCACCGTAAAGACTATCAGGCTCGGGTTGAGCTTGAGCTCGGCATGATGAAGGAGAAGGATTTCCTTGACTACTTCCTGGTGCTCTCGGATGCGGTCCGATGGGCAAAAGATCACAAGATTCCTGTTGGACCTGCGCGAGGTTCAGCTGCGGCGAGCCTCGTTTGCTACCTCCTCCGCATCACAGAGGTTGATCCAATGCTCTTTCCGCACATGCTGTTTGAGCGTTTCATTGATCCGACGAGAACTGAACTCCCAGACGTCGACCTCGATTTCTCTGACGATAGACGCATCGAGGTTAAGCGCTACCTAGAGGAGAAGTACGGTGCGGACCGTGTTGGTAACATCGGTAACTTCACGCGCTATCGTGGCAAGAACTCAATCGACGACGTCGCTCGCGTATACAACATCCCCGTCTGGGAAACAGAGATTGTCAAAAACCTCATCATCGAAAGGTCTGGCGGTGACAGCCGCATTAGCGATTCGCTTGAAGACACATTCAACATGTTTCCAAAGGCCGCAGCAGTCCTGGAACGACACCCTGCTCTTGCCAATGCCATTCGGCTGGAAGGCAATTACCGAGGCATGGGCGTACATGCTGCCGGCATCGTCATTAGTAACACTCCCATCACCGATACCTGCGCGGTGTACGAGCGCGAATCGGCCGGCAAGACAACACAGGTCATCGCCTACGACAAGAAGGATGGCGAGTATGTCGGCATGCTCAAGGCAGACTTCCTCGGTCTGTCGACGATGGGAATGATTGGCCTAGCCATTGACACGATTGGAATGGACCTTGAAGAGCTATATCGGATCCCTCTGGACGATCAACCGACTCTCGAAGCCTTTCGTAAAGGGGATGTTACTGGTATCTTCCAGTTCGAAGGGCGAGCCACTCGTATCGTCTGCAGTGACGTTGTGCCAGACCACTTCCAACACCTGGCGGATATCAACGCATTGAGCCGACCAGGACCGCTGTTCTCTGGAATGACCGCTGCCTACTGCGAAGTCAAGCACGGCCGCAAGGTTGCTGAGAAGTACCATCCCATCCTTGACAAGCTGACTGACTGGACGTATGGGCAGGTGGTGTATCAGGAGCAGGTGCTCAGCACCATCCGTGAACTCGGCGGATTCCCGATGAGCGAGGTTCACTCCATCCGGAAGATCATCTCTCAGAAACTCGGTGAGGCGCAGTTCGAGGCCAAGTACAAGATGTTCGAAGACAACGCCGTCAAGAACCACGGATGCACTCGCGAACAGGCACAGAAGATCTGGCGCTTCCTAGCGACAAGCGCAACCTACTCGTTCAACATCGCGCATTGCATCAGCTACAGCATGTTGGCCTACTGGCAGATGTGGATCAAACAACACCACCCCACCGCGTTCTATGCGGCGCAGCTTCAGAAGGTCAACGACGAGAAGCTCGACAAATTGATGAAAGATGCTGTGCGGCACAAGATTGACATTCTTCCGCCACGGATCGGAGACAGCAACATCAGTTGGTCGGCGCAAGGCGATGGTGTTGTACAGGCAGGGTTCATCCAGATCCCAGGCGTAGGACCGAAGACCGCGGAGGCGATAGTCGAATGGCGAAACCAGAAGATCGGCCGCAAGGCGATAGCAGCCAGTGCCTCGGATATCATCGATGCGGAGGTGGTGGACTTAGATGCCCACGATGCGGATGCACCAATTCCCAAAAAGAAGAGAGCGAAGAGTACTGGCTCTGCCGTTGCTGTCTTGTCCGGTTCAGACCTTGACACTCGATATATCAACGCCGAAATCTTCGACGGTTTACGATGGGCAGACCTTGAGGAAGTCAAGGGTATTGGACCCAAGTCCATCGAGAAGATCGTGGCGTTCTGCGAGAGCGAAGATCCGTTCGGGCTGAACAAGGTTCAGGATCTGTTCCGGCTGTTGCGGAAGACGATTCGCCGGGGCAACCCGTACGGCATCCCGGTGCCTACGCACAACTCAGAAACCATCCCGCGCAACGGACAACACGACGGCATCGTCTGGATGGGCATCCCCAAGGCGAAGAACTACCAGGACTACATCGAGAACCAGCGTTCTAGATACGGCAAGGAAGAAGCCGAGATCCTGGCGGAGATGAAGGATCCGCATCTCGTCAAGAGCTGCGTTGTGCAGTGCTTTGATGACTACGACGATGATGTGTACTGCCGATGGAATCGCTGGCAGTTCCCCAAGTTTGAGAAGATGCTGGAATCGCTGCAGGTTGACGGCAGCAACGTGTTGATCGTCCGAGGTCGTAAGCGCGAGGACTTCGGCGTCTCCATCCATGTGACCGACGCGTATGTTCTTGAGCTCGATGACGACGAAAGGTTGTGATATGAGCTGGACAATGTTCTTCCAGGTCATCATCTTGGTGTTCTGGGTGTCAATTTGCGCAAGTGTCGTGATAACGAAATGGAAGGGATGACCATGAGCAAGAGCAAGGGCAAAAAGAAGCCTCGCAACAATCCGCTCAAGCAGGTTGGGCTAGACGCCTCGGCTGCACGGGTGAGTGAGGTGGTACAACGGATGCTCCGTCCGCCAGAGAGCGTGATTGCCCATCTGACTCGTGTAGATGCGCCGTTCTGGGTGGCGCCGTACGCGGTTGACGCGGATGGTGGCAGCTACGCACGGCCCTGCCTCGTGGTGCCGTACGACGACCTGGTAGCCGCCGAGCTCAAGCACATCACCGCTGGCGGAGAGACGTCGGACGTGTACACGCCGGAGGTCCGGAAAGAAGGCACGGCCGCAGCCAAGGAGGCAATCCAGAAGGCTGCCAACGAGCACGTTTCCAGCAACGGCTCCAGCATGGGTGTGTACCAACAAGTACCGGGCAGCTTCAATCCACAGGCCATGAGCAAAGACGACATCACCAGTCTCAAGAAGGTCATCTCCGAAGCAAAGGCCAACTTGGTCAAGCAAACCCAGGCAGCCGAGGAGCGCAAGCGAGCCTTCGAAGAGCGAGCGAAGAAGGCCGATCTGGATGATGACGAGATCACGCTGAGGACGATCCGGGGATGAGCGCACCTCTCAAATCTGTGAAGCGGATGAGCAAGAACGGAAAGGTCCACTACACCTATCCGTCATACCACTTCATTGATTCTGAGAAGTACCCGCTCGACCCTACCAAATGCGGCAAACGCTCTAACTACATTGCCCATCGCAAGCGCGCAGAGACTCCCTGCGATCCTTGTATCAAGGCCAACAGCCAATACCACAGGAACTACAGGGAACTGAGGAAACTACAGAAGCAGGTGCGAGAGCTGATCAGACAGACTGAAGAATTCATTCGAAACAACCAAGTAACAGAAGGGATTTCAGCATGAGCGAGTCACAGAGCAAGGAGATCGCGAACTATGCAGATTCAGCCATGTTCCGCGCACAGAGCATTGATCGGACGGCCGGACCCAGGGTGTTTCTGCTGTCGTGCAACAACGATCCTCTGGGAAGCATTGCCGCAGCTGCGAAGGCTTACAAGGGAGAGTTTGTCGAGTCTCTTGGCCAAATCACCGACGCCGAGCGTCGGTACTACCTGACCGAAGTCCAGAAGTCAGTTCTCGCAATGCCTCTGGAGTCGGTACAGTTCCACTTCAGGATCACCGGCGTCACGCGCGGCTTCACACACCAGATGGTCCGCCAGCGGACAGCGGCCTACTCTCAGGAGAGCACGCGCTTCGCTGTCAAAGAGGATGTTCCGGTGGGTCTTCCACCAAGTTTGCAAAATACAATTCCATGGGACGAATATGTCGACAATTGCTGGAAGGAGTTGTATCCGGCACTTGTACATTATGTGGGAGCCAAAGCGAAGCGCATCGGACAGATCTTGGAGTATGCCGAGAAGACTGCGAGTCAAGAACAGCTGTGGCGCAGGGACTGGGACAATGCTGTCAATCATGTCGAGGCCGCGTACAACAAGTTGATCAATCTCGGTATGCCGGCCGAGGACGCGCGTGGGTTGCTGCCGACGAATCTCCTCACCCAGATTAACTACATCACGGACTTGCGCGCACTCAAAGAGCATGCAGGCGTTCGGCTTTGCACACAGGCACAGTTCGAGTGGCGCCAGGTCTGGGCTCAGATCGTTCAGTCCATCCGGGAGTACGGCAAGGCGCAGAACTACAAGGACAACGACGGCACCCTCGACAACCTCTTCAATCGCAAGTCATCAGCATGGCAGTTCGATGCGTTGGCGGACATCTTCCGGCCGATCTGCTACTACCGGGGCAGCTGCCAGTTCCAGGCTGACTTCGACCGGCACTGCAGTATTCGTGATCGCGTTCAAGCCAATGCAAATCTCGGAATCCCAAGCACCGAATGGGGAGAGCGCCGCATTGCCACAGCTGAGTATGATGGGCGTCCGGATCCGATCTTCCCGGCCGAGTGGCTCCTGGATCCATCAGCGGCAAGGGTGAAGTGATGAACGCTATCGACGCATACCAGACCATTGCGATCGTCGTGATGTCGCTGTACATCATCGGGAATCGGATCGTGACGGCGCGTCAGCTGCGATCGAACTGGAAGGCCATCGCTGCCCACCAACATAGCGTTCCTCCTCTCGGAGGCACTATTACCGGTCCGTCCAATCTCAAGGTGGTGAAGAAATGAACCAGATCCAAGCTTTTGCAGAGACTCTGAATCTCGCAGAAGAATCTGGCATGGCCGACTGCGACTTCGAGATTGAAGAGGTCAACTTCGTACATCTCGAAGACATGTTGCGCCGGATCAAAGCCAATCCCGACGACTTCTCTGATGCGAAGCTCGGCCGTTGGCTCGGATGGGCGCAGGCATGCGTAGTCGCCGGTGGCTACGCAACTTTGGAGGACATGAAGCAAATCAACAGAAGGAATTCGTGACGTGACTGCAGCAGCTGACACAGGTATGTGCAAGATGTGCGGCAGGGTTGTGCTGAAGGCAGAACTCAAGTTGCACTGGCTGCATGGTTACCTGTGTCAGCTCTGCAACAACGGAATCAAGAAAATCCAAGAGAAGGTGTTTCCGGGCGGAGCATCTCAATCACGTTCGGAAGGAGGAATGAACGTTGGGAATCATAGTGATTGATCTTGCGGAGGGGAGGACGCACAGACAGAAACAGCGTAAGAAGAAGCAGCGCAAAGAAACTGACGGAATCAACTACAACACAGCACCAATCATCGCCATCGACCCTGGCGGAACGACTGGATGGTCATTCATGTGTGTGGAGCCGATAGCCCTACACGATCCGCAGGAAATGGTTCTCGATAACATCGTCACACACCAACACGGCCAGCTCGAGAGCTACACTGCCGGCTCGGTCGAAGAGGGCGAAGAGCTCTGTGTGGACGATTTATACGAGTTCATCAAGGCATGGCCGCAAGCAGCAATTGTCATCGAGGACTTCCAGATCCGCAGTAATCAGCGCGGTCGGGAATTCCTCAGCCCAGTACGGATTACGCACGCCCTCAAGCACCGTCTCTGGATCGACAATCGGCACGTCTTCCGCCAGCAGCCTGCGGATGCGAAGGTGACTGCCAGCGACGACCGTCTCAAGCGCTGGGGTCTGTACGACAAGTTCGGGAGCATGGTTCACGCTCGGGATGCTGATCGGCATGCGATCACCTTTCTCCGAAGGGCCAAGGCCAATCTGAAAATTCGCGCGGCCGCATGGCCTCACCTGTTCGACCCCGAGGAAGGGATCTACACCAATGACAACAACTGAAGCTTCTGCGGCGTCCGTCGGAGACCAACCACCCCGGTGGCTGAAAACCGTTCTAGCACATCATCAACCGTCGGTTCGGGGGTGGTGCTCCTGCTCGTGGAGAAAGCTGGACTCCGTCGGTAATCCCACGAAGTACGTGGTATTCAACGCTGCACATCAGGCAGCAGAGGTCCACAAGGCTCTCAGCGAGGGCATCTTCCGATTGATGAATAGGCAGGCGTCATGAGTGCGATGCAGAAGGCAGCTGAGGAGTACTACCGCAAGGCGCAAGAGGCTGCCGAGCGGATGGCCGAGAACTACCACAACTTTGGTGCCAGCGCGCACTGGGCACAACGCGCCATGGCGTATGCGGCGATGGCTGAGGCCAGCTTGGCGATGAAGGATGTGGTTCGGGAATATGGGGAGCCAGTACGACTCAGCGAAATGGAAGTCGATTGGCGCAATCAGAATTTGGAACTGTGATGCCTGCCCGGATCAACCCGCACATTCCCAAGGGTGAGAAGCGTACCACGGTTGTTACTCCAAAACCACAGGACGCCTTCACCTTTGGGCGTGTGTGCCCAGACTGCGATGGTGGGCTACAGTTCAAGTGGGACCGGATGAAGTTCCGGCCGAAGCGCAATGTGTGGATCTGCCCTGCCTGCTTTGACATTGAGAAGGAAGGGCTCCCGCCCATCAACACCGTCGGGCCGGAGGACGATGATGCCGGGACGTAGCATTGACCCCGAACTCAAGCAGGCTGTCATCAAGTACACACTAAATGGCTTGAACTCGAAGGAAATTGCGAGCCTTACCGGGATCAGCCAGCGCACCGTTCACCGATATCGAGTCAAGGCCGGCATTGGTCAGGACAACACCCTAGCACACCTCACTCCTGAGCAAATTGCTTTCGGCGAAAGGCTTCTGGATGACGGTTGCTCGTATCAAGAGGTGGCCAGAACCCTCGGAGTTAGAGATGTGTCTGTGGCCAATCGCTGGCCGGGGCGTGGCTGGAACGCGCTACAAGCAGCCGAATACCGAAGACTCGTTGAAGTGTTCACACACATTGACGAGATCTGGAAGAAAGCCCGAGCTCAATTCATGGCAGGAGACTTCCGAGAGACCGCCTAGCACAAACTACTAGCCCGAATCGGCCCGAACAAAGTACGATCATATCCGTACCAACCAACCAGGAGGAACCATGAAGCTCAGCGGAACCGACCCGAGGACGTCTCGGGTCAGTGGCTGGGTCGAGCCAGAGCTGGAAGGTGTCGTTAAGCAGTACAGCGACACGATCGGCATCAAGACATCTCCAGCTCTTCGACGGCTCATCATCCTCGGCCTTCGAGCAGAAGGTTACGACATCGAAAGCGAAGTTCTGGAGGCTTCGCAGATACAGAAGGGAACCACACCATCATGAGTTCTACCAAGAAACTGATCGCTACCTTGCTACTCGGTCCAGGTCTCGCAACAGTTTCTGTGATCGGAAACGTCGCAATGGCCAAGGCCGAACCCTCTGCCAGCGGCAGGGACCAAGCTTTCCTCACCCAGCTCGCCACCGAGGGCGTGAGCTTCCCGTCGGAGCAGGACGCTGTGGCGTTTGCGGCTGAGGCCTGCGAGCTGACCGAGGGAGCGACCTGGCAGAAGAGCGATCTCGTGAGCTTCGCGAAGGTACTGATCCGGAATCACCCGACGCTGAGCATTGACGAGGTCGGCACCTCATTCGGCGCAGCGGTCACCATCTACTGCTCCGAGAACATTCCGGACTGGGTCTGGAATGAAGTCGCCTCCAAGCAGGCTCAGAACGCCACGGTGCAGCCTCGGAGGTCGTGATGACCTCTCCAATCCTGGAGCGTACGGCGTACCAGGTACTCGAGGACGTCGAGGCCGCGTTGTTGCGGCCTACCGGCGACATCGCCCAGTGGAAGGAGGAGAACCCTGGCAGTGCTCCTCCTCCCGCTGAGTTCGGGCGATGCATCGAGTACTACACAGCCGTCAACGCCCAGCACTACAAGCGGTACTACGAGCTGCTGAACCGTGTTCGCGACGTCGTGTACGAAGCCATCAACGGTTTCCCGGTGAATCAGGGTGCTACCGTAGGGATCCCGATCGCCACCTGGGCAGCGAATCACGGCAGCGATGCGGAAAGCGTTGAGCGCGTTCTGCGTACTGCACGCAAGTATCTGCGGGTGAACTGAGGTTTCTGATGACAGGAACCCAGGACCTATTCGTGTACACAACGCTAAGTTGTGCAGCGGTCTGGTGCGCGATCCTAGCAGCTCTCCACATCAGTCGGATCAGTCGGAACATCAAGTCGCACAACGATCGCCTGAAGACTGCAGAGTCGCGTATCCACGCGGAGCTGAGGGTCTACGAGGATAAATTGCAATGGATCGATGCAGAGATGGGCTACAACAACCAGAACGTTCCGAAGCACAACATCCACGGCATGCCGATGGACGGCGTGTGCCCGCACGGTGTCAACCGGCGCGCGTACTTCCGCAAACACTCTGGCATAGAGAACGTTCCGACGAATCCCTGCCCTGACTGCGTGGCCGAGCTGACGCCGATTGATTTCACCTGGATCACAACCTGTCCGTACTGCATGTTCACCGGTGAGATTCCGTTCGTTCCATTCGGCGAGTCTAACAGAGCTAAGTGGCTGCCAGACGATCGCTCTGAAGGGGGCAATGTTCTCTTCAATTGTGAACAAGAAGAAGGTACTTGGAAACTCAAGGTTATCAGAACGTACGAGCACGGCGGCGTCGTCGTGTACGAGCAGAAGGTGCCCCGCAAATTTACGCCGGTTGTGATGCGTACGTGCCCAAGCTGCACCAACAACTGGTACCAGCACTAGCAGAAAGGATTTGAGCATGGAGATGAGTGACGAAGATTACTTTCAGCGCCAACGATATCAAGACGCGGCATACGCGATTCAGCGCGAGAAGGAGCGGAAGGCATATCTGTTCGAGCACGGCTTCTCTGAGGAAGACGTCTACGGCCGACACGCGAGCGGCTCATTCGAGAACCAGGGCGTTCTCTCAATTTGGCATGTGCCGCCCAAGGGAATGATCCGTTACGACCTTGTTGCCGATGATAAAACTGTCGCTGTCCATTCTAATCCTGATCCGGATTACGTTGGCGAGCACCGAATTCCAGATGAGGTGGTGGACTGATGGCGCGCGGCATGAAGGGCTCTGGCGGAGAGAGCTGGCCCGCTCGTTACGATGCGATCTGCACTGTATGTCCGCATTCCATATTCAAGGGCGATGAGGTACACCTAGTCAACGGCAAGGTCGCCCACGTCACCTGTCACCAACTTGATGGGCGTGGCTTCTCCGCCAGCGAGGCGGAAGCAGAGGAGCTTGCCAGCATGAACCTCGGCGGTATAGACGACCGACGCCTCAACAATCGGCATGGCAAGTATTACAACCAGAATGAGCCGAGTTACCGGGTAACCGGCCGGAGGAATCACGAGCGGAAGTGCGACGCCTGCTTCATGATTCATGCAGGAGAGGAGTGCCCGTAGATGGGTACCGAAGTGTCATTCCCGGGCCAGAAGGGCAAGAGTCTCATCGATAAGATTCGCGACAAACTCGATCGCGCGTACCGAGACTGGGAGAAGAACGATCCGAAAATGGATGATCTTGTTGGACGCCTTAAGGATGCCGGCAATTACGGGCGTGTCGAAGGCGTAGCAGCCGCGCTCGGAATCCTCAGAGGCACAAGCACAAAGTACGAAATCGAAGAGGCAAAGGAGCGCTGCTCGTGAAAACTGACTCATGGTACAACTGGCACTTCTGGCTCTGGGACTTGCGGAGTTACCTGTGCCACTGGCGAATTCGTAAGTGCCCGGACTGTCGGCGCAACGAACGCATTGTCCGGGAAGGAGGATACGAGTGAGCGCCATGGGAGTCGATGAGGCCATTGACGCTCTGGAGGAACGTTCAGTAGGGCTGGTCAGCAGCTACCTCTCCGCTGAGACGCTCCATGACGCTGCGAAGTTTGAGGGTCACCTCACCGGCGTGTGCGAATCGCTGGCTGCGTTGCGCGGTACCGAGTTGCGCGAGGAATGGGACGACGCCCTCAACCGGTACCAAAACTACATATGCACAGGCGATTACCGCAAAACACCAGAAGGAGAAAATCAATGACCAATATTCGTGGTGAAATGAGTAAGCTCCTGGCCAAAGCAATACAGCGTATGAGAACGGCGGCACATATCAATCGATGCTTCGCCCGCAGCGTTGAGTTGGGCACGTTGGAGGCCGACGAGCCAAAGTCTGCTGACTACTACAACGGCAAAGCTGATGCATATGCCGAGGCCGCGCAACACTTGGAGACGCGAAATGTCTGATCCCGCAGTAGAAGCCGCACAGAGGGCGCTGACAAATATTGGCTATGGCCGATCTGGGCACGTGCAACGCGTTGCTGCTGCGCGCGAGGCATTGAAGCCAATACGTGAACTGCACGAGGCTTGGTCCAGACATGAGAAAGACTTGTCCGCAGATGCCATCCAGTTGCTAGATGACTTCGCCAAGCTGATCTACAGCACCGAGGAGTTGAGCGATGAACAATCCACTTAAGTACGGTAGCAAGTTCCGTGTATGGCTGGCGTATCGGATGATGCGCTGGGCCTATCGAATCGTTGTGCGGATTGACCGAGGACCAGTACCCAAGCTGAGCATGTTCGCCTTTACGTTCGAAGAAGGTCTTGGCGCCGTCGTCAACAACACCGGCGGTGACGCCACGCAAATTGGGGCACGTCTGTTCTATATCAACGACGTTGATTACGAACGAGCACATCAGGATTCCATATACGACCATCCAGAAAAAGCGCGGGGACAGCACTGGGCTACACGAGAGATTTGGCCGTTCAGCCATGGCTGACGCCTGGCGGAAGCCGTACACCCGAGGCCCACGAGGCAAGTACGGGAGCAGACCAGACAGCCCAGGTGACCCAGAAGCCCAGAGCTGTAAGGGATTTGGGGCACGCTGGCTACCCAGCGGGCACTGCTCTGGGTGCCACCGGCACTGGACCGATATCCTCAACACGCGCGACCACAAGCGTAATCCGTTCGGCCCTAACGGAGTACGCGTCATTCCCTCACACAAGACCAGAGGCCACACTCAAGAGATATTCAGTGACAAGGAGTCGAGCAATGGGATATAAGAACGTCACGCATCGTTACCTAGTATGCGATTGGTGCAGGAAGGAAGAAGAGTACCCCGAGAATCAAGACGCCAAGCACGCCCTGCCGGACTGGCTGATCGGGCGTACGCATTACGAGACCTCGCGTGGTAATTCGCCGGTTACGTTGTGCCCCGGTTGCTCTGATATCTACAACATCGCTACCGAGGGCACCAGTACGCCAGCAGGTGAGCGCTTCCGGGCCATTGTGAAGACCTACTTCGATTATGAAGACGATCTCAAGAAGACCGCCCGTATCAACGAACCTCCGAACCTTCTCGACGACTTCGTTCCTGACAAAACCAAGAAACCGAGGTACACAGGCGATATAGATCCCGATCCTTTCACCGACAGCGATGACGATGACGATGACGATGACGAGGAACCTCCACGATGATGATGAGAGACGACATCGCTGAATTCCTCTTCGGAATCAAGGATTGGCTCAATCGTTCTGATACCCCAATTGTCCAGAATACGTGGTGGGAGTACATGGGACCGCTGCAGTTCTTGCGCGGTGATAACGATTTGTGCATTGGTTTGGCCGAGCGTGAAAACTTTCATCCAGTACCGTACCTCGCGTTCTACGCGAGAGTGTCTATATTCGATGGTGTGGCAACATTGTTCAGCGTCAACGAGTTTGACGAGCATGGCTACATTATCCTTCACGAGGAGAGAATCCGCAGATACTACATGGAGATCAACGATTCTGGCGTCACACGCCTAGTCGTTGAGACGGGTGATGTTTCGCCTCCTGGGCTGTGGTACCCGTATGAGAGGTCAGCGGGTGACCCTCCAGGGACAGAGGATGGTCTCTGGGACGATCACTTCGGAACATTCGGATGGATTGTCAAAACCGATGTAGAGAAAGCAAACTGACGCACGCCGCAACCAGTTAGGTTACATATCAATATGTTTGGACTCACTACTACTCGGCGCTGCATGGCCGAGCAGACGAAGATCTACACCCTCGGTAAGGCGTACGGCTACGTCGACGCCCTCAAGGAGCTATCCAGGAATATACAAGTCGAGACCGACGTACGTCGGAGCGAGAACTCAGACCCAGTCAACGGAAAGTACTGGGAAGGATGGACTTTGGAAAGCTTTGTGAAATGGCTCGAAGGCGAGACCATACGCATGATGCGTAGCAAAGAGATTTCCTCCACAGAATTCATGGATCAGATTGTACGGCTACAACGTCGGATGGACAAGATCGCCCGCAACATGGGACGTCGGGGATAGCTGCTCCGAGTAGAATACCTAGCTGCGGAAACAGGTTCGATTCAGCACTACGAACCTGATTTGAGATGTGCAAGAACAGAAGGGACACCGCGTAGTGTCGACAGCTCGTAATATCAATAGCGCAAAGCCATTCCGGCGTTCAGCAGAAGCCTACCGTGTCCGCGGCTGGCTGGGCACCCTACCTCTTCCGCCACGGAGCAAGGAGAAGCCTCCAACCGGCTTTACCGGACGCGCGGCCGAGTACCCAAGCGACGATGACATCGCTAGCTGGATGCGGATGCCGAAGTACGCCCAGGGCAACATCTGCCTTCACCTGGGTCCGGTTGAGACGGACGTACCAGACGACAACCAGATGGAAATCATCGGGATTGACGTCGATGACTACATGGATGGCGGCAAGCGCAAGGAAGGTGGCAAGCAGCTCGCGGCGCTCGAGGCTGAGCTCGGGAAGCTGCCGCCCACCTATATCAGCAGCAGCCGTACCGGAGTCAGCGGCATCCGCTTCTACCGTGTCCCGGCTGGCTACGCGTGGGCCGGTAAGGCAGCGCCACACATTGACATCATTCAGAAGTGCCATCGGTACGCGATCGTCTTCCCGAGCTGGCACCCCGGTGAGACTGATGCAGCCGGCAACGTCACGCGCGAAGGTGGTCAGTACAAGTGGCGCAACAAATCTGGCCAGGTGATCGAAAACCTCGACGATCTTCCTGACGTCAGCGAGCTCCCTGTTCTCCCTGAGGCATGGCTTGAGCGTTTGACGCGCGGCGGCATGCGTGACGAAGGTAACGGCGAAATCGACATGGACCTGTCGGTTGATGAGATGTTCCGCTGGGCTGTGGGCGCGCTCCCAGGCAGTGACGAAGACGCCAAGATGTGTAAGACGATGCGCAAGATCGTTAACAAATGGAAAGAGGATATCCAAGCAGACGCCTCTACCCATGACAAAATCGTTGGGGCGCATTGGAATATTGTCTGCCTAGCGAGCGAGGGCCATGCCGGCTGGCGGAAAGCACTCTCTGTCATTGACAACTTTGTCGCCAAGGATACCATCCAAGAACGTGGCAAGCGTGAGATCATTGAGCTTCGCAACGAGATCATGCGTAGCAAAGTCAACGCTCTTCGAAAGATCAAGGCGCAGATCGATTCTGGCAATCGTGGAATCACTTCTGTCTGTGTTTGCTACGATCCGTCACCAGACGAGGAGGCTGTCAATGCCTTCACTGCCAAGGTCAAGCAGCACCGTGCCTCGGACGACGACTATGAGGAAGATCTCTCTGAAACAGAAGCTGCAAAACCGTTCAATGAAGCCAGTCTTGGTGAGCGCGATGGGTATTGGCCCAGCGGTATCCCCGATGGTGATGTCAAAGACCCGGCTGATTATGAGCAGAATGATCGTGGCAATGGCGAGCACTGGGCCGATATGCACGCTAACAGCGCATTCTACGTTCCCGCCCTGAGCCAATGGATGATGTGGACTGGCCGTAACTGGATCATCGGAGACGGCTGCGCTGAGCGGTCTTTCGAGCGCGTGGAACGCCGCCAGCAGCGCTATGCCAAGCAGCTCCTGCGCCGTGCGGCCGACCTAGCCGCGCAGCAGGACGACAGCGCCAAAAGCGCGGTCGCCGAGGCTCGCTCCTGGCGGGCTTGGGCCCAGCGCTCCGGGAACGTCGGTCCGATCGAGTCAGCCCTCAAGTCAGCCCAGAGCCGCCTGAGTATCGAAGAAAGCGAACTCAACGCCAACGAGTCGCTGATCGGTTGCCGCAACGGCGTATTGGAACTTGACCAAAGCCCGCTCGACGACCGTACCAGCGCGGGCCAGCGCAACGGTCTTGATGTCGACGAAGATGATTACGAAAGCGTCATCCCCAGCTCCGCGCGCGACCGTGGCGGTAAGGTGCACGCCAAGTTCCGTAACGTACGCAAAGAAGATCTCCTAACCCTCAGCACCGGAACAGATTACCTGCCCTGGAACGAGCTCATCAATGGCGAGTTCGGCAAGCAGGAGCAGCTCTACGCCCGTATCTGGCAAGAGAGCGTTGAGCTGTACCTCCCCGACGACGAACTCCGCCACTACGCCCAGAAACTCCTCGGATATAGCCTCCTGGGCGATAACCGTGAGCGCATCGTGGTGTTTCTTCACGGCCCCACCGGAAGTGGCAAGAGCACCTTCCTGTATGCGGTACAGAAGGCTCTGGGCGATTATGCAACTGACATTGATCTGAACATTTTCAAGTCAGATCGCCAGACTAACCCGGCCCTCGCCGCCGCACTCCCGAAGCGGATCGTCATGGCTAGCGAGGCGAACGACCGTACTGCGTTGCACGCTGACATGTTCAAGCGCATCACCGGTGGCGACCCGATCACCGCCGAGCTCAAGTACAGCAACGAGGCCGTGAAGCGGGTACCGGCGTTTACGCCGTGGATCGCGACGAATACGCCGCCCAGGATTCCCGGCGCTGACGCTGCGGTGAACGACCGCACCAAGGTCATCGGTTTCACCGAGCAGATCAGCTCTAAAGACGCGGGCATGAACAACTTTCTGTCGAATAAAGCGCGTACAGCGGTGTTCTCGTGGGCGGTTGAAGGATGGGGTTTCTACCGGCGCGAGAAGCTCAAGCCCGAGAATGATCCGATCAGCGTTCAGAACTACACGCGTGAGTTCGTGAAGCACTATTCAGACACCTCTGAGTTCCTCGCCGAGGTCGTTGAACGCGCTCCCGAGCGTTTGCTCCGGAAGGCGAAGCGGCTGCACTGGGGACCGCGTGAATGGCCCGAGGAATGGTGCCCTTCGCGGAAGGTTCTGTATGAAGCGTACAAGACGTGGTGCTCGGAAAATGGCATTGCAGAAAGAGCTGTACTGTCACAGAATGCGCTTGCAAGAAAGCTGACAGACTATGGTTTTCAGACCGAGCGGATTCGGGTGAATGGTGTTCTTGTCCGATTTTATCCAGGTCTGAAAGTGAATATGCCAGAAGCGCATATTTTCCAACTTCACCAGAACGACCCCAAGAAGTGATGTTTGTGGAGCTTGTCTGGTTCCGCTTTCAAAAATGCGGAACCAGCTTCTACATGCGTAAACATGGGGTTGTGGTTCCGCATTGGGTTCGTTTTCCCTTTATCCCCTATCCCTTCTTACTTTCTCTTATTTTCTTCTTTTTCTTCCTTATATTATCAAAGGAGAAAAAGCGGAACGCGGAACTATAAGAGGGTGAAACAGCAGGTAGAAGTGAGTTCCGAATTAAGTTCCGCATTCGGTTGGTGGTGCGGAATGCGGAACTAGAGTACAATGTAATAGCAGGTAGACATGTGTTTTCAGTGGAAAGGAATGCGGAACCATGGGTGAGTTCATAGATGTGGAGGAATGCAAGGTCGGTTTTGAGTTTGGAAACCGTGTCTGCATAACTTTGGAGAATTTCGGTCCGCAAGGTGAGATCAAGAGGTTCGAAATACCTCTGGATACACCAATGTTTGCAATTATGGCAGCAGAGGTTTTGCTTGAGTCTGCACGCAAGTCTTTGCAAGATGGGTTGACTTACCTGGAGCCAATGGCTTGGCCGGCAGAACTTCTGTTGGACAGCGAAGAGTAGAATTGTTTCGAAACTAAAGATTGCATTGCAAATTCACAGTGAGAGAGGTGCCGC